GTAACCCACGCCGCCGACAGCGGTGCCGTAACGCTCAACCCAGCCGCTAGGCAGTGTTACCGCTGTGGACGAGCCGTCGTTGTAAGCAAAGCATAAAAGCAAATGCCCCGCTGCATGTGTCGGCATGCTGCTAACGCTGTTCGACAAAACAGATGTACTGTCTGCAATACTTATTGTCACAACCGTGGCTCCGTTGCTGGATCACCATTCCACTTTGTCAGCTTCTCTCTTGCCGCTTGCAGCCTGTCCTGCCACGAGTCATCTTTCGCTTGTCGCAGCAACTCCAGCTTCAACGACTCCAAAGCAGCATCTACATCTTCCAAAGTCGCTGTGATCTTGTGGTTCTGTAGGACAGACTCCATTCGATTCACTTCCAACGCTAGTTTGTCTGCACCTGGAACAACGCCAGACTCATGCAAAGAATACAGCTTTTCCTGAATGTCTTGGCGAGCCAGAGGCAAGCCAGTGCCACCTAACGCATATAGAGCCCATTTCGATCCAAAGTTCTCCAGGGCATGTCGAAGAGCGTCAGTGGAAGCATTCCCCAGAATGTCTGCAATGCCGCTCCAAGTCCACAAACTAGAATCGATGAAGTGAACATTTGGAGCGTTCAAATCAAACCATACTTCTTGAATTGTCTTGGATTGCCATCCTTCAATTTGCTTGATTAGGTCTGAGATTTCCATCGCAAAGCTCTTCGTTTGTTTACGGCGAATTAAAACACTAGCTCACACGTTGCTTGATATGCGCGATGTCATTCCTGCACTCTCGCAACTCAAGGCAAACCAAGTTCATTGTCTCGCCTTGCTTTTCCATCATCTCGCCTTGCTTTCGCATCATTGTGCTTTGCTCTTCGAGATTCTCTGTTTGCGAATGAAAAAGCGATATCGCAGCATCTTTCATCGGAATCAAAATGACCGTGAACAACGCTCGCAATCCCGTCCAGATCCCGTAGAAAATCGCAACGATGATCGAAACTGCAAGTCCGTTGTTAAAAATCCATTTCAGCGTTTCGTCATTCATCTTCAAGGCTCAACTTTCTGCGCATTGGTGGGGTGTTGATGGCGTGATTACGGATTCGGGCAATTTCCATTGACGCACAGTCCACGGATCGCCGCTTTCAGGCATTCCTTGAACTCGTCGACGGTCTGCGGATTGGCTTTTGCGATCTCCTTGTCAACAGGAATTCTCCATACGTTCAGCCAGTCTTTTGAACGACTCGTTGGTTGCCTCATCAGAAAGCATGTCTCGATCGTGCTAGTTACCATGCCTTTAGCGTCGGGCAGATAATTCGGAAGCTTTGGAAGAAGTCCGGTGAGAGATCCGGCTAACAGCGACGTTGTGGCTGCGTCTTGCAAAGTATCCACCGCCGCCCTAGATGTGAGCCGAATCGATTCGTAGCTTGGAGATGTAACCGGAGGCGGAACTGGCGGCTGGACTGGTGGCTGCGTAGGTGGTTGAAACGGAGGCGTCGGAGCGATCGGCGAGGTAACGTTTATTGTGTGCCAACTGTACGTGATGTTTGCCTGCTTGTCGGCAACAATCAAACCGAACTGATACTTCCCGGGTGTCGGTATCGAGAAGAACACGTTCGCTCCGCATGAAGCTGATTGCGACTTCAGGTCTTCCGGAATGATCCAGACTTTGTTGTCACCGACCGAATCCTCATGCGACAAGAACACAAGAGTTCCAGCAAGAGCTGTCGTTGGGCCTTTGATCGTTGCCTTGATATCCTGCCCCATAACCGGCAGGACTGAAAGTAAAAAAAGAAGCAGGGGTCGCATGGGTGATTCCGAGATTTGAGGGAGTTGTCCGAGGAAGAGCGGCGCACTGATACGCCGCTCGTTAAATGGTCTGACCAGCAGCTTAAGCAGAAGGTTGCTGCTTTTTCTTGCGGTTCTCGATGATTATCTTGACCAACTCAAGAAACAGCGGAATAAGCACTTCCCAGCCTTGCGTATCAGCAACTGGGCTCGCCATTGCAGCCACAGAAGCCTCTCGCTGAAGACCTTCGCATTCGAGTTCAACAGTGTTGAGAAGATCCTCAAGGCTCGCTTCTGACGCGATGCCAGCTTCTGGAGTGCCGTCAGCAGCTTCCGATGGGGAAAGTTTTGTGATCAAGCAACCGGCGACCCAAAGAGCCTGAGCGATTGTGGCTGGAGTGATTCCTTTTCGAATATCGGCAACCAAGCCAAGAATGCAAGAAAGAGATACGTCCGAGCTGAATTTGCTTTCGCACGACATGGTGAAAACCTTACTAAAATGGGACTAGCTAACCTTTGCTACCGCAACAACGCAGAAGCAATTACAAAAACGTGATCTGATCGTTAACGAGAGCCGAGATGATGTCCTGAGTCTTCGGAATGCCGAATCCCCAAAACGGATCGTGTCCAGGGTCGCCCTTATCTTGAGTGTACTGAGCCAGAAACTTCCGAACAGCTTCCACGCCAGTGAAAGCCGCATGACCTTCCCTGCGCATCAATTCGATGATCAGGGCAAACAAACCTGCCGAGAACGGAGTCGCCATGCTCGTTCCCGACATACCTCGATAGCCATTCGTAGTCGAGCACGAGATGATATCCTGTCCCGGGCAGCACATGTCCAGTTCACGACCGCCAGATGAGAACGATGCTCGCTGACCGTCTTGTCGATACGCACCGATGCAAAGCGATTCTGGATACTTTGCAGGGTATCCAATTGTATTGTTTCTTCCAGTGAACCCTGAGTTGCCGGCAGCAGAAACGACAATGACTCCCTTTTGCCATGCGTACTTCAAAGCCGACTGCATGGGAGCGTACGGACTGCCCGAACCGAGGGACATGGAAATCACATCCGCTCCCGCGTCAACAGCCCACAAAATACCTTGAGCGATACCTTCGGAAGAACCGCTACCGTTGTTTGCTAAAACCTTCCCGACCAGCAGAGACGCAGCAGGAGCCAGCCCGATGCCCTCTCTCCCAAGCACTGTTCCCGCGCAATGCGTCCCATGTCCATTGCCGTCTCTCCAGTTTTCATTCCGGATAAACGATTTTGCCTCTACTGGTTCAGGAAGGATGTCGTGTGAATTCATTCCAGTGTCAAGCACCGCGACACGCACTGAAGCACCAGTTACTCGCTTCCAGATCGGATCAAATACTTCCTTCGGAAGATGCCAAAGATTGCTAGGTGCGGCAAACGTTTGGACTTCTGAAACCAAGTCTGGAGGTAAAAAAACTGGAGGGCTGGTATCGTGCATGGTGCTTACCGAAAGAATTCAGATAGATAAGACTCGACAACACCGGGGGACAGGCTCATGCCTGCCCCCCAGGACTACTTACGCGAAGCAATCGCTTACAGCAACAATTGAGCGCAAGCGATCCAGTCGACCTTCAAATTAAGGGCAGCGTTTCCACCGATATCCTTGATACCGATGATCGGAGCCATCAAAACGTCGTCTGGGAAAGTAGCCGCGTCGATTTCCGCCGAAGTCAGCCGAGCAGGAGCGGAACCCGTTCCTGCCAACACGCCATTGACGTAGTATTCGACCGTCTTTGGAACAGCTCGGTAGCGAAACCCAAGCTTTACATAGGTGTCTGCCACCATGTTCGCCAGGGCATTTAGCTTGGTCTTCGTCGACCCATCCTGGAGCGTCTGACTGGCGGCTTTATACGCACCGTCGACAGCAGCACCTTCTGCGGAAAGGTGGGAAAACCCGACGAACGAACTTGCAGCAACGTGGAGACCAGTGGTGTCCGCAAACAATCCATCGGTCGCACCCGCACCAACGTTGGCAAGACCAACCGCCCACGACCACTTCAAAGCATTGACCGCACTGACGCTCAGCCGACACTCAAAAGCCAAGTCGTTGTTTGCCAGCAAAAACGGAGCCCCGTGACCGCGACCCCACTGAAGAACTGCTTCGTCGTTTGCGGCGTTTCCATCAATCGCAAGCTGAATCAATCCCTTCTCGGTGTTCGTGTCGGCAATTTGCTCGATCGAACAATTAAGCCCAACAACTTTTCGGTACGGGCCTTCTGCCGTGGTCGCATGAAACGAGTGGAAGTGATCACAAAACCCAAACGCTGGGTTTCCAGAATGAGATACCGAAGAAGCACCCCACGGATTAAACATCAACGGAGACGGGATGTTTTTCCAAACTTTGGTGCTCGGAAGGTATCCAATTTCCAACTCTTCGTAACTAATCATAGTATTCCCCATCAGGAAAGTTGCGGGATTGTCCCAGCTTTGGGTGGGCGTTGTCCCATATCGAAAAATGACGGGCGTAATTTAATGTCGCGCCCGTCGTCGACATCTCCACTGACACTAGGTCAGATCGAGAACTACGCAGTTTCGGTCACGGTTTGGGTGCAATAGCCACGGAAGTTTCCACGGCGATTGAAGCAAACCATCTGAACCGAGTCATCCATGCAGCGAACGCGAACGTTGCTCATTTCTGGGTGCTGGAACGCCTTTCGCTTGCGCATCTGCCGACCAGCAGCGTAGTACGCTCGGAATGTCGCCCAGTTAACACCAAGGATGATACCATCCGTACGTGCGTTAACGCTCGCTTGGTTCGTCCAGGCTGGAACCCAGGTCATTGGTACACCGCGAATGTACACCGTGCCGCTGTGTGCAGCCATGTCATCGCCAATGTTGTCGTTGCCGAGTTGCAACAGTCGTCGACCGTTAGCCAAAACGCTGTGAGTGGTCAAAAGCTCCCAATCGCTTCGCTTCTGGTCAACGATGTCTGGTCGCTGAACGGGAGGAGTGAACTGGCAGAGATCCATCGAATTGATAGTCTTTTCAACGAAGTCACTTCGAGTGACGCTGGTGTACGGGAAAGTACGATTGCGCCATTGTGGGTACTGCGAGCAGGAAATGCCTCCAACACCGTTTGCTCCCCAACCAACTGGCTCGAAGCCATTGAAGCCTTCTGGGGCATTGTTCTCAGTCACGCTATCGTTCGTAGCGGTAATCCACCACAAGAGCGAAGCAACCGAAAACGGTGTTTGCGTTGGGCCGACCGGGCCTGGGCCGAACACCAAATCCTCCATGCCGGTGTAGAACGACGTCATGAGGTCACGTTCCATGTCCTCGATGTAATCGTAAATCTGCTTTCCGCCAGTTCGGAAGATCTCTTCGTCGATGTCGTAATGATAGTTGTTCGTGGTCAACGCCCACTTCAACTCGCCTTCATCGAGGGTGTTCACCCGAGTCGAAGAATCTCGGTGGTACAGACCGACCGTCTGGAAGTTGTCATTGGTGTTGACCTTGACCTTCCACTTGCACTGCGATGTACTCATCGTGTCTTTCTTCAGGTTGCCCGAGAAAAGCCGCGATGCATACTTGTAGTTCTGCAACGGCAAGGACAAGTCCTGCGCTGCAAGGGACTCTTCACCAGCAAACTTTTGATGAATGCTGTTAACGAAATCGTCAATTTGTTCAATCGATAGTGCCATTTGTGGCTAAATCCTTTTCAGTTATGACCTTTGCATTTCATTGTAAAGCCGATCAAACTGCTCTCGAGGATTTTCTCCAGGAGGAAGCGGCTTCGTTGGACTTCCGCCCTGGCGAAGTTGGCTTTGCCTTGAAATCTTCTGGGTGTGTTGCTTCAAACGTTTCTTTGTCATTTCGTCAGCGAACACCATGTTCGCGACTCGACTTACCAACTGGTCAGTAAGTTCAGCAGGTCGACCAAGACGCTCGAGACCAATCAATTGCGCCCTGACGGCAACATGCAATTCCTTGCGCCGCTCAAGCTCCTTGTTGGATTCACTGCCGGTCTTCCCGAACAGCTCCGAGTAATCGAGCGAATCAACATAAGTGTCGAATTGCTGATCCTCAGCTCTTGCGTTCGCATCAGCGAACCGAGATTCCAATCGCTTTAAGCGATCTTCGTAATGGTCACGCAATCGCGTGAACTCATCGACAATCTCGTCGTCGTAATCTTCTTTGCTTAAGGACACCTCGTAGCGATCGCCACTCTTCTTGGGTGGTTCCTGCTCATCATCCCAAAGCTCTTCATTTCTGGAAAACTGACCCCTCTCGTTTCGAGTCTGACCAGCATCTTCATCAGCAATTGCCTTTCGGCCTGCCTCAAAAGCCTTTTTATCCAAAAGCTTCAAAGCCTTATCCAACTCCTCGCGACTGGCGAAATCCGACAAATCGGACTCATCAATGCCATACGCGGCAACCTCGGCTTTAACCTTGTCATCTACCCACTTGGGCGACGAATGGCTTTCGCCGGAACCCTCGTCCCGATCTTCTTCAGGGACGGCTTTACTGCCGGAATTGTTCTCGGCAGATGTTTTGTTCACTGACGCGGTGTCAGCCACGATCGCAGCGTCTGACTTGCGTTCACCTTGTCGCTCAGCCGCAACCTCTTTGGCTATGGTGTCAGCATACGCGACGATTTCATCAGTGGTCATGTTTTCGTTCAATTCAACTTCGCTACTCATCACCAAATCCTCCATCTAAATCTCTGAAACCGCGCATCCGCAAAAACTCATTGCGTGCGCGACGACTCGTAAACTGCACTTGACCGCTGTTCAGGACAGCAGCACCCTGAATATTGTGTCTCTTAATCAGGTCGCGAGTTTCACCAACCTGACTCTTCATGACTCCACAACCCTCAGACACCAAAGGATCGTGTTCCGTGTACGTGTTCGAAGCCATTGCCGGGCGTTCAAGCCAATTGCTCTTGCGAGGAATAAGCTCGTCCAGTTCGGACTCCGATACGTTTCTTCCGTTGTATTTGTAAACTACTCCGCTCATCACCCCATCCCCTGCAACATTGAGCTTCTTTGCTGCGAATTGATCTGCGGACTTCCGCCCATCAATGTTTGTATCATCGCGTTGTTTCTAGCTTGCTCTGTGCCGCCGCTGCTAACGTTCCTTCGAATCGTCTCTCTCGTTGTCACCGGAGACTGCCTGATCGTGTTCTCGTCTCCACCAAGCATCGCAGCAGGCGAGGCGAACGTAATGAATTTCTCAAACTCCGGACGGTTCTTCAGGCGAGCTATTTCCTCAACAATTGCCTGCGCATCGATCGTCGCACCGGAAGCCTGGAACATCGGCCAAAGCGGAGCGATCTCGCGCAACACTTGAAACAACTCTTGAAGCTTCTGCTCTGGAGTCTTGAACACCATCGAATATGGCTCGACTCGGAATTCGTAATCCTCAAAATTTCCAACTCGGTAATCTGGAGTCCAGTCGGAATCGACCATGACCCCAGCATTTCCAACAGGCATCGACGTTTTCAACTCGAGCGAAGCGTCTTCCCACATCAGCCTTCCGAGATCGAGAATGCACTCAGAGGCGAAGTTGACAACCGCCATTCGCATGTCTGCCACGTTTTTGGAAACGTTTCCGTGTATCAATTCTTCCTGACCCAGCGTCGAAGCTTGCTGACCGAGACCGCCCATCGCCTGCAAGTTTCCAGCAAACCGATCAAATTCGCCTTGCAAGAACGTAGCTAAAGCCATGTCTCGCTGATCAACACCACCACTCTCGAATTGCTTAATTTGCTCTGGATTCCTGGCGCGATACCAACCATTTCTTTGAGCAGTTCTAAGCCTTTCAGCCTCGTCATCCATGCCAGGAGGATAGACATTTACGACGCGGTGAGCGTCTGAATCCTCTTCCATCCGCCTATGCAATCGATTCTGAAGATCGTGCATACCCTTGAGGTTGATTGCCGGAGATGTTGGAATAATGTTGTCCGGAGTGTCACCGAGCGAAAGGAATTTGTATGGGCCGGCTTGCGATCCGATCCATTTGCGCTCAATCAGTGGTGGGATTCCCTCCTGATCGCACGCCATTGTCACAATGGAGTTGTTTTCCGCGATCCAAACGTCCATCAACCAGACCATATCTTTCAGGTCGTCGTCTTCTGCACTCCCCCAATCAGAGGCAATGTCTCTCGCTGCACCCACAGAATCATGATGCTCTCGCGATGTTGGCTTCAGCTTTTCTTTTGCCTTCTTGTTGTAACCGGGCTCATCCATGACCTTTTCATAGTCAGCTCGGTAGCGATGACCGCAGTATCGCATTTTGCTCAGCTCTTTAGCCGGCATGTCAAGAATCAGATCGTCGAGCGAAACCCTATTGAACCATGGCTCACCTGGATCCAGCCAGACATCTTCCTCAGCCCCAAGCAGTCCATGAAACCTCGTGTCGGTATCACGCATCATGGTGACACCACAGCCGAGGCAGAAGAACGCATCCATGACGATTGAGCGGAAAGTCTTATCAAGCGACATGTCGCCTATAAGCTTGCTCAGATTGACTTCAAATCGCCTAGCAAACGGCAGGGTTTCGACTCGAGGTGTGGACACCAACACCTTAGGATTGTTTGCAGCTAACGCAATCGTGTAAATGCGAGCTGTCTGGTTAATTAGGTTAACCATTGTCTTGCTCTCAGCGCCGGATTCAGCGTACCAAGAGCCGACATAATCCTTGATCAGTTCCTTGCGAACACGACGAAAAGGCTCCAATGCGTCACGCGAGGAGCGTATCGCCTTGTGCAGTCTGCTCAGCTTTTCAGGATTGGATAGGTCAAACATTTACAGTCGAAATTGTTTCGGAATTTTTCCGTTTATTTCAACTGGGTTCTAACTCCAGCCATCCACTAAAACCCACTGACTACTTGTCAGTCGGGCTTTTCTTTTGTGGGGATTTAATCCCCTCGAGAACAGACTTTGCATGCGCCATGTTCAACGCAGCTTGCGAGTAGTGCAAAGCTTTCTGCGGGTCGGGTTGAGCCTTTGCCTGATCGAACATCTTGGCGATTGCTTGATCAGCTTTTTCGTTAATCTCGTTTTCCATCTTGCACTATCCTTCAGGTTTTATCCTTGAAATCAAGATCGCAGTACGTTGCGTATTCCGTAACTCGGACTACCAGCATTCACCTTGCGTCTCTCCTGCTGCTCCCTCCATAAGAAGCTACCATATTCTGGATTCTGACCTGTTTCAACGTCACTGTCAACTTTACCGACCAAATAATCGCTTGCGAAGACAAGCCACACGCCAGCGGCAGAGATCGCTCGGTCGCCGTGATTCTTCTCCGTAGCACCCTTATTCTTGGTCGGTGCATGGATGATCTTGCCTCCGTCCCATTCGTACTCGCCGCACTCAGTAAGCATCTCTTCCGATCGCGGAATGTAGCTACCTTGCTCCATCGCTAACGCAAACCGTTCGAACATGTCCGACTTGTCCGCGTCTCGGCATGGAAACCCAGCTTTGCGACTTTTCTTCTGCGACCCGAGCTGCATGACCTCGCGGTAATAGACATTGCCGTAGTTGCATACCTCGACAACTTCCTTTGCAAAGCCACCGGACACTCCGGAGTCTTCCCATCCAAGAAGCGCCTTTCGCATCCACAAGCTCAGACCGACCACCATCCTCGCAAACGGTCTTGGCTCAAGTCCCTTGATCGCGTACTCAAGAACCTGCTCGCCGGTGCGAGTGTCCAGTCCAGAAGCTACAGAGTTCGAGGAGTAAGCACCAACGCCACCTGATGCAATATCGCAAGCGATCGCAAACGGGCCGGCAGGAACGCTATCATCGATCCCTGGCTTGAACCAAAGAGACAACGGGCCGTCATCCCGAGGAACCAATCCAGTAAGCTTGAGGGTTTCGCTGTCGAATACTGGAACCCCTCTCCAGACTGGCTTTTTGCTGTGCTCCTTTTTCATGCGGTCGAGCAGATCGGGCATGAACACCTTTCCTGCCGATCCTTTTGGATCCATGTCCAATTCTCGAGCAATGTACCTCGGAGTCGCCCCGGGAGCCAAGCAGTGCGAGTCGTACCATGGCGATCTGACCTTCCCATCGATCTTAAAGCCTTTTCGCTCGATCGATCGCAATTCTCGCTCGTGCGATGCGATGTACTTATCAACCTCTTCCTGGTCTTCGGGATTGACCGCCTTGTATTCGCCGTCTTTCCTGATGTACGAAAGCCTTGCATGCTCCGGATTGTCTCGCCAATCGAGCGAGCATACACCCGGGTTGTCCGGATCGGTTGCAGACTCGTAGAACACGCCGGCATCGGCGCCGAAGGTTGAGCACAAGAATATGCAGTTCGTTACATAGGCAACGCTAGACATGATCTTGTAGTCGATCCCACCGGAAATGAACTCCTCCGAGCCAACTTCGTCGAAAGCGAACAGCGTCGTTCGACCACCACGAGCGACGTCAGCAGTTGCCGAGTATCCGATCCACACCGAATCGGTTTTCGGTAAGCGAATCGTATGGTCGGTGGTGTTTCTCTGGTAAGGCTCACCCAGCATCCAAAACGGAAGCTTGTCGAGCATTTCCGACAACTTGTTCATCACCGCAGACGGATCCTTGGAATCCACCGTCTTTTCATTCCGCGTCACCAATCCAGTGGAAAATCCCTTTTCGATCAGCGCCCTGCGAATTTGAACCCCCAGATACGTGTATGTCCCCCCCTGGGCTCGGCTTTTCTTGATCGTGACTGAAACGGGGTGTTCAATGTTCATCGCCTCTGTGATCGCATCGTCCATCATCGTGATCACGGACTCTTGGTGCTTCCAGGGGATGAACGGCTTGGTTTTAATCTTGGCTCGAGGTTCATGCACCCACAGAGCGAACGCAAAGAAGAAAAGAACATCAAGCTCGCATGCCTGCATCAAGGCATCTCGGAATCGCTCGTCGACCAAAGCTCGCTCGCGGCAACGGATTCGCCACTTGAGGTTTTCAACAGGGTCTTTTGGAACTAGATCGTAGAAAGGCGACGACATCTACCACTCTTGCAACATTCGCCTAGTGAATAAAAAAAGGCTGCGTAACTCGCGTCACACAGCCCCTGGAGATTTGCTCTGGTGAGTGAGCAAGAAACCAAACTATACCTGAGCAATTTTCCGTGTCAACAAGTTTCACGATCGCTCCAACGCTTCTCGCATGTCCATCGTCTTCAACCTTGCCCTCAAAGTCGATTCCTTGAGTCCGTACAAGCTTGCCCACTGCTTGAGCGTCATCCTCTTGCCGGCATGCTCGATTCCGCAACTTCCACACGATGAGGTGTGACCGCTTTGAAGGTGATCAAGGCGGATGTCAACTTCGTTTCCACAAGAACACTTGCATCGGAATTTGCGCTTTCCAAGGTTCGCAACCTCGCGCACGACCGTAAGACTTCCGTATTTCGATCCTGTTTTTACTTCGATCCGCTTCATTATTCACCATTCATTTCGCTGTCACGCATCACACTCGATAGCGTAACAACATGCCCCCCCTTCAGCAATACTTTGCCAATTAGCGTGCCACCCTACTTGACACAATTACGGCCGTACGTACAATTCCGATGGTTTTTCATCGATGGTTTTTATTGCAATGGAGATTTTCAATGACGGTAGCGGTTTACATTCGAGTTAGCACGGCATCGCAGAATGAGGCTGGGCAAAGGCGAGAAGTCATGAAGTGGTTGACTGGCAACGGAATCAATCCAAGCGATGCGATGTGGTACACCGATAAGGAAAGCGGAGAAACGCTTAAGCGTCCTGAGTTTGAACAACTGCAGAAGGACATTTTTAACGGTACGATCAACACCGTCGTAGTCTACAAGCTCGATCGAATTTCTCGAGATATGCACGACGGAGTTTTAGTTCTTGGTGAATGGTGCAAGAAGGGAATTCGGCTTGTCTCGACATCAGAGCAGATGGACTACTCAGGCCCAATTGGGCAGATGTTTGCTGCAATCATGTTTACTATAGCCAAGTGGGAGACGCTTTCTCGAAGAAATCGCCAAGCAGCAGGAATTGCAGCGGCGAAGGAACGAGGTGTTTACACTGGACGGAAGCCAGGAGCGGTAAAGGCTGGAGTTGATCCAGCTCAAGCGATAGAGCTACGGAAGAAAGGCTTGACTCACGAAGAGGTGGCAAAGGTGCTTGGCGTCAGCTTGCGCACCGCTGTGCGGTATTCTAAGAAGTCAGAGCAGCTGACAACAATTCAGTAATTGGCGCACCCCAGGCCCATATAAGGTATGCAATCTCGCTCGTTGCCGGAAACCAGGATATTTTCCTGGTACTGACCAGCGAGCTTACTCGGAAAAGTTAAGAGGCGAGCAACCTACATTGCTTTCTCGCCGTTCCCTCTTCCTGCGTCCACTCGCCGCCAGCCTGCTGCTCCTGTTCGACCCTTGAGGTTAAGAGCCCCTCCACGCCGTAGGACGCTTCGCTGACTCAATCCCATGCACTTTGGCGGTCTTCCACAGATCGGGCAAAAAGCTCAAACGATTGCAGGCACAAGCGCCGGTTGCCCGGCATTACACTCATGCCATATACGTGCTCTCCCCCAGATGTGGATTTAGGGGAGAGCGGTGCGAAAGAGACACGCACGAATAGACGCCCGAAGGCGAATGTTGATGATCGAATTATGTCTCTTTCTCTGTGCCGAATCCACTCAGCACTTCCAATGTTACGATCCTGGGGCTTTGCCGTCAACCACCCCATCTGCTTCTTTGAAGTCGTACCAATACAGCTCCTCGTCGCTGTCGGCCACCCAGCGACCAGCAGATGCCTCGCAACTAAACTCCTGGCTGAACACTTTCCAGTCGGGACGCCCCTTGATCGTCTTGCTTGTAAACGCACCACCGTCATTCCATCGCACGATGCGGTTGTTGGGCTGAATGAACACGCGACCGTCTGCGTTGATCACGTGACCAGTCTTGTGACCGGCAGCGATCTCGCTGTACCCTCCGTTACACCAATCGAGCGTGAACATGTAAGTTCCGTCGACGATTGATCGATCTTTAAGAAGCACCTTGCAACTGCGATTCTTCACGTAGTCAAAGGTCAACGCCGAGCAATGGTAACTGAAGCTGTCCCACAGTTGCAGGAAATCGAGAGGGTAGTCTTTGCCTCCGGATGGCTCGGTGTGGATGTAGTGAATGGGGATCCTTGCATGCTGAGTTCCGTACTCGCTCATGCCGGTAAACAGTCCGCACCGATTCGGAATCGATGTGTACAGGAAGAATTCCATCGGGATCCGCTCGTTCTTCGCGCTGGGTTCCTTGTCGTGCAGAAACGCAGTATCGAGAAAACCCCAAAAGAACGGGATGTTTACGTTGAGATAGGACATGCAAATACTCCATGATTGCTACTTCGATCAATACTTGCGACCTTCCAGGTGCTGCCTGGAGTGTCGCCTAACGAGAGGGTTCGATGCCGACCAGCTCGGCTTTCCAGGTTTCCACGGCCCATCGGGATCGTGACCAATGAAAAAATGATGCTCACGACACAACGTAATCAAATTCGGTGGGTACAACTCGAGATCAGGGCGAGTGTGAAACGGAACTACATGATGAACGTTCAATGACTTCGTGGATCCGCACGCAGCGCAGGTGGGAAACCTTCTCACGAAATCATCCCTGACAGATCGCCACTTGCTTGAACGCTCATCTTCTGCCGTGCTAACGTCGATCGACTCGGTAATCTGATCGATCGGTTCTTCGGGAATTGCTGAATTCTTGTTCCCAGGAAAATCGAACACTTCATCTGAATGCCGCAAAAGAGTAAAAACAGCCGGAGCAAACAAGCCGATTACAACAAAAACCATGAACAGCTTAGCAAGACCGTTCAATACGCATTCTAGAATAATCTTCAGCATTGTCAGTTACCTGCCTTTTCTGCGCATGGCTTGCACAGTGTTAAACCGTCAGGAATTGAGATAACCGCGATGCCACACTTGTGACATGGCGAAATGTCCATGCCTGATCTGTCGAGTAGTGCATCGAGCCGATCTTGGTAATTGCCGACAAGTTCTTTTGTAAGCGGCTTACCGTGCAAAATTATCTGATCGACAAACTCGCACCGTTTGCATTTTGTTTGCGCCATCACACCACCTCAAAGCCTTTCGCGGTAATGCGGATCGTCTGACCGCCTGGCATGCTGTAGTCATATCCTTCAAGCAAAAAGAAATCAGCTACAACTACCTGCCGGATCGCGTGCCACTTCGGCAACTCGTTTGCGTACTCCACCCGGTCATCACCGATCAACAGCCACTCTTTGCACCCTAGCGACCAATACGCATCGCTTGCCAGTCGCTCTTCGCCCTCTCCAAGTACGCGCCAACCGCTTGGTATTGTGTCGCTGGATCGGCAACTGTTCGAGATCTCCGAAGAGTTGCAACTATCCGGGATTTCAGGATTGTTAGATTGTTGCTCTTGGGCTGAACAATTTCTACTTGCGTATTTCAGATATCGATAATGCCTACCGCCCTTCAAAACTTCAACATCTTTTCGACCATCTAAAATGAACGCTATAACATGACCATCAAGACTGCATGACGATCCAGCAATTTTCCGACAAGCGTGTTCAAAATTTGCGCTGTTAAAAACTCCGTCGCCCCTGCCAAATTCCTCGCAAGCCATTTGCATTGCAATCGCAACTAACTCGGAAGATTCATTCGAGATTTCCGTATTGCTGGCTTCGCGGACTCCCGTTTCAAGATCACACGAATCGTGCGGGCATGTTACTCCAGTAGACTCAGCCAGGCCGCAAACACGCTCAGCACATTGCGTCGGCTTCGTTTCAATGCGTCGGCGATACCAGCAGTCTTCTTCCTGTACGCCGTTATCATTTGCAGTCGTCTCCCACGTTTTGAAAAGCCTCCACACCTCATCCGTTCCTAGCTTTGGCTCCGGCGGAAACTTCTCCAGCAGTCTCCACCCTTCGCCCGGCTCGGGCTTGTTTACGTACCACTCAGGCGGGTCGTAGACTTGGCAGAATCGCCAAAACGTACCTTCGGATGATGCCCATTGAAGATCGTCCGGTTTGTCTATTTTACTCCACCCTGAAAGCAGTCCATGCTTCCAACTGCGGTCTGTCCTATCCCGAAACCTCGCCTGAACTCCCTGACCGTCCATCACCCGCATAACGTCCGCACCGTCTGCGTCACGCCAAAACTGCTCGACCTTCTGCTCTTCCATCTCACTAATCTCCATTTATCACTTCCAGTTCACACTTCAAGCAACGCTTTTCATTTAGGCGGCTGTTGCACGTTCCGCACCACCACTTTGCTTTTGATTCATCGCCATAACCGCAAACTCTTGGCTTCATCGGTCGAATGTTCTCTCGAACCCTGCGCAAGCGATCAGCCTTGCCGTCCGACATTTTGCTCAACTCGTTCTTCTGGTGCTTTGCAATAAGCACCTCGAGACGTTTGATCGTGCGATGATCTTTCGATCGCTTTAGCATGCCACCCACGATTTCGGAATACTTCGAGCCGGCTGATAGCCCGCGAGAGCATGCACTGCAATGCTTTTCGCCGCTTTTCAAATAGCAAGCGGATAGCGGTCTTTCGCAGCATTTGCAAAGCATGTCGCAGTTCCGAGGTTAAAGTTAAAAAGATCGGGCAGATCTGATATCCGCTATAGTGCTGGTTGTCCATTTCACACTTGGTCGCACCCACTCAGTAATCTTCGTGAACAATCCTGCGTGTTCTCACCACGCCGCCGATCTAGTTGCGGGTCTGGGTGTCGCACCCAGCAGTCGGAGCTTATGAAACTCCGTTGGGCCTACGCCCACCCGCAAAATCAAAACGATCGAACAGGAATTACACCTGTTAGTAGACTGCTGAGCTACCGAAACAAGGCTCAACTCTTATCGGCTTAGCACAAGTATCTACGGCATTTGGTATAGCTCGAGCCCTATGCACTCGATCGAGCCAGCCTGCGTGTCACTGTCCACGCCGTCGATCCTCGCAACTTAGGTAGTTGCCACCTTTCCTTGTAAGGAAGGTTAGTCACAGAAGATGGTTGCAAACCATCCCCATGCTCCTAGCCGTCGATTGTATCCGTAGGCAACTCCACTCTCTCGGATAGATCGGTTGGAGTAGCAACAACGTCGGATTGCATCTTCTTCGGAGTAAGTCGAGAAACCGACACCTTCATATCTAGTTCCGTTAAATGATCCTCCGACATGACAACACGATTGTCGTGCAGCTTGTTGCCGAGATTTCTGTTCAGCAAGTCCTGAACTAACGGATCGTACCGGGGCGGTAGCGACTCTGGCGGTTCGATAAACAATGTTACCGACCCCATCAACTGTTGCTTCCAGAATGTTTCCCGTAGCATCGACAATTCGTTCACCAACTGCAACCGTTGAATTAACGGCTGTCCGAGTAACTGCTGCTCCTGTTCGCAGTACATAGCTAGCACCTTCGACTGGAGCAGACAAGACTCCTCGAACTCTTGAACACTGTCCGCTTGCGCAATCTTGTCCATAGATCAACCCTGACATCAAAACGACCATCAACATCGCAACGAGCGTTTTCATCTTTGAAAACTTCATCTGACCATCCTCCATAAACCAGAAACTAAACAACCTGAGCTTACATTATACCGCATAGACCCTGCAACGCAACTAGCAGTCTTTGAAGATGCACTGCGACGAGGTTACTCGCCGCAATCTTCGTCTGCTTTTCGGCGGATCGTATGCTGAATTGACTGCATTTGCGACATCAGGTCTTCCGAGCTGTCGGAGATCTCATCGCTCTTTGGTTTGCGGCGCATTTCCGAACTGACGATGACAAAAATCACCGCAATCAACGCGATTGCCAACCAAACCATGCTTTTACTTCCTTCGGTCATATTCAAAACCCTTCGCTGAAACTCTATTCCGTCCGGTCTTGAAGCTTCTCAAGCTCGCCCTCAAGCCGCTTGACTTCGGCTCGCAGTCGTTCGATCTCAACTTCGTAGCGTTGAATTACCTTGAGCAATGCTGCGATGTGATCGCCAATGTAGGCAAGCCCCGACGCTACTTTTGAAAAATGCTCGATTGTCGGTTTATCGTTACTCACTCTGTCACCTCCACGCCGAATGGGGTGCCATCGTCGAACAACAATCCGCTTTTTAGCAGTTCGGCATAGGAGTAAAACGAATGATTGTCGCTCCACACGCCTATATCGTTATAGTCTCCCGGCCTGAATCGCTTGTCCGGCTCTTGTGGGTGCATCGTCCACCGATCACGATGCGGCTTGAATTCTTCCGCATTTGCAAACGGTCGGTACTGCTTCGGCTTTTCGATCTTGCGTATGATGGGCCACACGAGGCCGCGATCATGATCGGCTCGCAAAGGTTTGCCATCAGTACCGAGAAACCACTCTCCTTTCTTTGGTACACGTATCGCCAACAACTCCCAGCCATCCGGCACGCCTGGAATACCCTTGAAACCTTGCTCGCTACTCATTTATTTACCTCTTTCTCTTTTTTAATCTTGCGTATCGCCCTCGCGATGCTCACTTCATACCAGAGTAAAGCAGCAAGCACGATCAGCGCGTAAATAGTGATCCCGATCGCCCATACAACTAGAGAATCTAGGATGGACATGATGAAATTACAAACGTTGCAGCATTCGCGATCAATCACTCGAGCCCCTCGCCTTTTTCGACTTCAAAAACGATGTGCTTGACTGCAAAAGCATCACGCAAAAATTCTGGATCTGGCTTTGCAAGGTGCGTATGGCAAGCCCCCGTAGGAAAAACTACAACCCACCGCTCAAACTTCATTCGCGGCTTGACTTCGATGAGGTCTTCAAGCATCCCCCTGCCCGGCGAGAAAACGTATCCAGTGCTTCCCCACGTTGCACCAACCCACCCTTCGGGACGCTTTATCGCGCCGTGAATTGGATATGCCCCACCCCCATCAGTCGCGTATATCCGCACCTCTCGACCGTCCCGCGTTTTGTACTGCTTGTCCTTGCTGATCTTTTCCACCGTCAAATCTCCTGCGCTGAAATAGAAAACTCACCACCTGAAGCATTCTATCAGCATAGACCCGTAAACGCAATAGACGTTTGTCAGCAAAGCTTGTGCTAGCTGCGAGGCACAAGCACCGATTTAGCCCATTCGTAATTCCGTTGCTGCTCTGCGTTCAGTTCCGTGCCGTGATCGATCACGATCTCGGAAATCATCCGTCCTCGCAAGCACTCGCTGCGACGGTCGCTGAATTGCAAAGGGCTCACGATTTCGAGATCGGAACGACCGATAAATTTAGCAAGCATTACTGCGTAATTTACTGTTCTGTCGACCGGCCACACGTAAATCGCGTTTTTTGCCGCTGTTTGCATTTGCCTTGTTGTTCTTCCGGTGCCACGCTCGGTGTCCTCCTTGACGAACACACCACCGACCATCTTTCCTTTGCGATCCTTGATCTGCTCCCAAGCCATCTCGCGACACGTTTCCACATCCTGCCCGAGCTGAGCACACATCACAGCAAGCACCACTTGGATGTCACCGATCGCATCGCAGATCTCTGCGGTGTCATTGCGAAGCAAAGCATCGGACAACTCCTGGACTTCCTCCGTGAGTTTCGCCATCTGCAAGACGGGGTTTGAGCCCGTCACCAAGTTTCGATCTTCCGCCCACTTCGTAACACGTTCTTTCCAACTCAACATGGTAAATCTCCAATCTATTTCGGTTCCCAGCCATCTTCAAAAATCGGATAGTCAACCTGTTTGACTTTCCATCCACTTTGCCTGCACCAGTTCAAAAACGATTTGATTCCGTACAGTTCTCTTCTAGCATACGCCGGCGTCGGCAATGATGCATCCCAGTGCTTTGGGTTCCATATCTCGAATCCGAACGCCCAGCCCGTAAACGTCACCTCCGATCCTTGAACCAGAAGCCTGACATGCGGCATTTCCATCAGTGGCGTCGAGTACAAAATCAGCTTGTGGTGAGCCCGGGATATCGATTTCACCTCGATCGGGCCGACATCCGGAACTTGGCAGACCTTCCTGCCTTGATGCTCCGATGCCGGCTTGTGAGCTCGCCATGGGAATCCGGTGTACAAAGCCATTGCGCATTCAGCGATCGCAGCTTGAACATGCGAATGACCCGATGGAGACCGATCGCACGACAGGTAGTCGCCACGACCTATCCCGCTGCTTGCTCGCATCTTGCCGACACGAACAGCTAATTCCATCTGCCTGTCTGTGAGGATCATGCTTCCACCATCAAATTTCCCAGAGGCTCAACAACTCAATCAACCTTCACAAGCCTGAACGTTCCGTACTCCTCGTCTTCCCAAGTTTCCTCTCGCCATCCACTGATGTGTCGGTTTCTTGGGTCGGATGCTTCAAACCAGAACCAGCCGTTGTCTGGGTGACGCTGCGTAAGAAGCCCTCTCTCGCCGTTGAAGCGATTCCTGCCTCTAAGCTCAACCAAATCGCCAACTTTTAGCGTAGACGTCTCGCATCGCTTGACCTCCGGAGCCACCCTGGCATTCCAGCCATCGACCTGATCGGCATCGAGAATGTGAAAACTCCGGCCGAAATCAACCTGCGCGAAGTAACACGACTCCACGTGAAAAAACCTCCACAATCCTCCACTGTGCCGAAGCTTCTGAGCCTCAACGCCACAAAACGGACACGGAGCAACTTTCAAATCAACTGTGTTTTCCATCCCAGCAAGTCTATCAGCATTGCCCCGGCAACGCAACGGCTTAGGTAAGCCAAAAAGAGGTTTTGCAAAGCCATCGCAGGACAGCAGGGTGGTAACGTTACCACTTCGGCTCCAGAAAAAAGCGCCAACATATACCGGACACACAAGCAGGAGCAGGGTAGAGCATATATGATGCCCCGAGCATTGCCCCGGCAACGCAATTGAAAATTGGCATGCAGTGGAAGGGGATAACGTTGGGAGTCCCGTTCGGTGGCTGGGGGGGTCTGGGTTGATTTCCGTTGCGCTCGTCGCCTTCCGCGCTTCGAACCGGTCGCTCCCGCCAGGATCCACGAGCTCTGCGACATCCACCGAGCAGCATCAAGCCACGCCAAATAGGGTGAGACATCTTCGAGCTCGAGAAACGCAGGGAAAACCACGAAAAACATACCACGAAGTGCGGTGCCACGAGGGGTATACCCGTGCCGGCCTGCCGGATTGGCAACTGACTCGACGTCAGCTCTCTGACGTCATCTCCGCCAGCAGCGATCGGATCTCGTCGACAGCGAGTCGCTCACGCCTCGTCATGTCCCGCTCATCCTCGAGCGTGGCTGAAGCCTTAGCGACGACGTCAACGAATTTGGCGTAGGCTCGAATGCTGGTTTCCAGCCAGCCAAGCGATGCCCACGACGGAGCTGGGCTCATCGCTCGGGTGAGGTCGACCACCGACCGGTCGCCGAGGTCTTTAACGATGGACAGCCGGTTCGCCTGTACCCATTGGATCTCTTGCACGAGCGGCGCGTTGGGTGGAAGCGTTGGCCAGTCCACCGGGATCGCGTCGAGCCCGCTCACTGAGGGCTCAACTGCGTGCGTGCGTGGCTGACCGCTCTGCGGGTCGTCGCGGGTGAGCTGTTCGCCGGCGACCCCCGCTTCGCTCCCTCCCTCCTGGCCAGCACTCGCTTGCGGGTATTTTGCGAGCAGTTTCGTGTAGACTTCTTCGCGTGCTTTTTCGAGGTCGAGTCCGCTTCGTCTGGCCTCTCTCATCATCGTGTCTCGGAGTGGCTCAATCTCTTTCCATCGTCCGTCTCGTTGCCAGTTCTTCGTGAGCTCCAGGATGTCCATCGTGTCCCCTTCGCGAGGTCTGTTCGCGCAAGAATCCCTATGTAGCCGCAGGTTTTTTATCGACGCCGCAATTGGGCTCCCGCCCCCGATCAGCCTTCCGGCTGCCCCTCGCGTCTAGCTGGCAGCGTCGCTCTCGCGGATCACCAGCAAGTAACCCAACTCCGGTTGGATCGCTCGGCAGTGGCTCAGTCTGTGCTTGCGCCTCGGACGCTAGGTGCCACTGCACACCCAAAAACATTTTTTCCAAAAATATCCGACCCCACTTCCCCTGTCAAATCATTGAGCAAACACACATAGTCAAATAAAATCTTCAATCACCCTAATTGACACGTTTTGCGTTAGACGATAGAGTCTTGGCAGTCGGCTGTTTTGCCGACGACGACAACACCTTTTTTGGAGCACGACCATGAGAACCGAAGAACAGCTCGAAGCCGTCGCCGAGCTAAGCGATCGCGAGATCCAGCAGCTTCGCAAGTTTGAGGCTTTGCCTGAAGACACTGTGGGCACGGATGGCATTTGCAAGCACTCTTGCTACACCAACGGCACCGACACTTGCATGGATCTGGGCATCACGGAAGACGCTGGCTTCGGCTACTCCGAAATCAGCAATGCCTCTGCACGCTTCGCCGTCCGCACCGCCTCCCTTTTCGAACTCATCTAGAAAGTCATCTCAAACATGGAAAACACATTGTACATACGGCACAAGGAAACCGGCGCGAACCACGCTTATCAAGGACGCAGGTATGACAAGCTGAAAGCTGAGATCAAAGCCGGTCGCGGCGGCGACATCGTCACACGCTTGGTGATCAACGGTTACGATGGCTTCGTCGGAGACGACGGCGAGCTGTACGACTTCGAGGAGCTCAGCAATCACTTTGCGAACAAGTAACCACAAGGAACACGACATCATGACAAAGCCAATGAGTCTTGAGGAAATCAAGGGAAAAATTGACGGATACCATTTCTTGCAAGCTGAAGGGCATCTGTCTGAAGGCGACTGCGTTGATGCGATTAACGATCTCATCGGCAGACCAAACGGGGAAAACGCCTCGATTTACGACGATCTCCGCGACTACAAATACGAGTCGTACTGCAATTTTGGTCTCAAAGATTGGTGACCCACTGATGATGACCGGAAGGTCGAAACGCCCTCGGGCGTCTGGGTTTGAGTTTCTTTTTTCTTGGAGATAGGTTATGTCAGCAAGTCACATCGCGTCGGCCAGCAACGGTTGCAAGCACGAGAACATCAGTCACGCCACCTCGTCCAACTGGGAGTCCGTGTGTGCGGATTGTGGCGAAGTCGTACAGGAGGCCACCGTCACACCTAAGGCAGCTAAGTCATCCCCCAAGACCCGCCTGCAAAAGGTCGGAGAGTCAGGACAGAAGTACCTCGAGCGAGCTCGCAAGCACTGCCGAGTGGCGATGGCCAAGCTTAAGCAGTCCGGCGAGTACAACCACTGCCACGAGTCTTTCCTCGTTCGAGATGCACTGCTGGCAGTCCAAGAGATCTTCGCTGACCTGGGAACGTTCGGGGTCGGCCAAATCGATCGCGGAAACAACAAGCGATCACCAGCGATCACGTTTCTCAATGCCGGCGACACTTACGAACTCACCATCCTGTACATCAACGGTCGCTTCCGCGTCGGAACCTGGGGTGACGTTGTCGAGCGCGGAAATTACAACTAACACACAACAAAAGAGATTTGAAATGATTACGAACTTCCAAAGTGCGATCGACTTGGCATCCAATGGCTGCAAAAGGCTCCAGAAGACGGGCGAGACACGGTTGGCATATTTGAATCGAGCCCGTCGCGCGTGCAACGTAGTGAAGGCTAAGCTTGAGGATTCGGGCGAATACAGGAACTGCCACAGAAGCTTTCTGATTCGCGACACACTTTTGGTCGTCGAGCAGTGGTTTCCTGACCTCGGAACTTCTGGAGTGGAGCACATATCGGCAGGAAATGGATTCCACTCACCCGCGATCGATTATCTCAACACTGGCGACACCTACGAGCTGACAATCATCTATATCTACGAGAGATTCAGAGTCGCTAACTGGGGCGATGTCTTTGAGCGAGGAAATTACAACTAGCTCTGACACCTTGGGAAATTTTTCAAAAATAATAGCCAAATAACCTTGATACCCTAATTGACACGGAATGAGTTGTCGATAGGATTACAGCGTCGGAACACCGACATGGAAACCACTTTTGATATCAGCCAGGAGGCTAAAACATGACCACTCAGATTAGACGTAACATTCGTAAAGCGATCGCTGAAATGCGTCGCAACGGCACCACTGCCGCCTCGCTCGACTGCTTGCACCAGAACACACCAACGACCGGTGTGAACGTGCCAGTGAGCCAATACCGCAGCCTGTTCGATGCGACAGCACAGGCCGTCGCCAAGGAGCTCGGGTTCACGCTGCTGCTCGCTGGCGACGATGAGTTTTTTAAAGCATACGTCGAGTGTGCCCTGTGGTCGTCTACCGACGACGAAGGCGAACCACTCGATAAGTCGTTCTCTCAGGACGACATCTCTCCTGAGACCCTTGAAGCGATGCGACGCGATTGCAAGCACTTCGCCGAAGCTAACGCGAAACTGCTCGAGAACCTCGATGCATCACAATCAGGGCATGATTTTTGGTTGACTCGCAACGGGCACGGCGCCGGATTCTGGGATCGCAATCTCGGGCATGTCGGAAACAAGCTCACCGAAGCGTCGAAGCCTTACGGAAGTTTTGATCTCTATGTAGTTGATGGGGTGATCCATGGTTAACGAAACAATCAAGCAGCTCAAGAACGCCATTCGCCATCGTTACGCATTTCCGGGAGGTTACGAGCTCTCTGCCATCACTCAAGACGGTGCGGCGCTTTGCATGGAGTGCTGCAAGGAGAACTTCCGAAACATCGTAGACAGCACCAAGAAACAAATCGGCGACGGATGGCAAGTCGCAGGAATCGACATCCTGTGGGAAGGGATTCACAACTGCGACCAATGCAACAAGGATCTTTCGGTTTACGGAGATCCAGATCAGGCTTGATGGGGTTAGGTCAAGCGCGGCAGGGGAGACCCTGCGTCCCCAACGCTGACACTGTGTCAGCTGGAACGGAAAACCTTCATAAGGAATGATGACCATGATCAAGACAAACACCCTTAGCCATTTAATCGTTGTTAAGAATGGCGATCAAATCACTGAAATCCGGATTGCATTGCATGACGACTGCAAGAACGGGCACGAAGACTTCTCCATTACTGCCAACATCAGGGAGAAGAACGGTCGCGGGCGAATGCTCGATGCCGGCGGAGGTGCTTGTCACGAGCACATCCTGTCGCTCCGTCCAGACCTCAAACTGTTCGTAGACTTGCATTTGTCCACATGGCAGGGCGTGCCAATGCACTGCGCCGCAAATGCGTTCTTTTGGCTTGCCGGCGCGCTCGAGCTAAACTATGTCGAGCACCACGGAGGAGCCGGAAGCAGTGCCAAAAGCAAGGAAGAGTGCTTGCGGATCTTCAAGGATCACGTTCGCTGCACAGACGCGGAATTACCAGCTCTGCTTGAGTGCCGATCTCAAGAGGAATTGCAGATTGCCTTCGAGGATCTCGGCATGGTAAAGCGATGGAGAGAGGAAGCTGAAGCTGCGATTAAGCAACTCGAGGAATGGACTGGAAAGGAGTTCGAAACCGCATCCACTCGCGGACTGTGGGAGCCTGTGACGAAGGAAGCTCGCAAGCTGGCAGCTGATCGTCGCAATTCTGGATACTACAATCCAGAAGCGATCGCTGCTCGCGATGCCGAGGGACTAGCTGCGAAGAAAGCCAAGAAGCGAAAGCAACTGCTCGATGATTACGACAAGTCAGTTCGGAAGCTTGAGAACAAGCTAGCGGTTGCCTTGTTTGTCCTCGACAACTTCGGAACTGACGTCAACTGCATTTACTACGATCACACAAACGAATTGACTGTTAACTGGACGGGCGGACAAAAGCTAGTAACGAAGGAAGAGTTCGATGCCATGGCAGAAGCTTTCAAGGCATTCAGCACAGCGAATCTTCCGGATGGTGTTACGCTCGAATGGCGAGACAGGCCAAAATACTAAGACTCAGTGGGGTTAGGCTGAGTGCGGCGCCTTCGGGCGCGTCCCCAACGCTGGCATTGTGCCAACTGGAACGGATAGACAACATCAACAGGGAAAGAATCCTAAAGATGAACGCAGTTTTTGAGACCCGATACGCAAAAGTCGGCGAGACCACAGAACACTACCGGTCTTACAAAATCAACAGCACAGGAGATGCTTTGCAATTCGCAGACGCGGTGCTCCGCCCGTATTTTGAAGACAAGCGAAACCAAGAAGAATTCGTGCTTGTCACGCTCGACACCAAATACCGCCCCATTCGCATCGTACGCATCACTCGGGGCACGCTCGATGCTTCGCTCGTGCATCCCCGGGAAGTGTTCAGGCCGGCAATCCTCGACGCCGCAGCAGCTGTTCTGCTTGTGCATAACCATCCTTCAGGGGATCCAACGCCAAGTAAAGAGGATATCGCCGTCACGGATCGCCTAACGGAGGCCGGCAATATCATTGGCGTTCGCGTTCTCGATCACCTCGTGATTGGCGAATCCTGCTTATCGATCAGTGAATACCGATTCTAAACTTCTTTTGTTTATCAACCTTTTTACTTTGGAGATTTGCCATGAAAGATCTTGCTCACTACCTGAACAACAACAAGTGCGACTGCCCTGCACATCCGCATAACAATAAACAACACAGCGAACTTCATGAGCAGCTGTTTTGCGGTATTCCGGGCGTACCGGAGGGCTGGGGGTTATTGGCGGTACGTGTACCAATGAAAGGAGAGTGGTTTGTCGGTGTTGATGGCAAGCCTCTTCCAGCCGAACATGGACACGGCCAAGTTTGGCCCATCATCCGCAAGATCGAAAAGCCGAAGAAGTATCGCGCGTTTGCGAACAAAGCTGAGTACGAACCGCATCGCGCTCGTTGGTGGAAATGGAAAGACCCCGTCGAGCCTTGCGACACAACTTTTCCTCCGATCGGATATGGCGAAAACGGTTTGCTGACCGCAACGTGGGAGCAGGCGTTTCAGGGGCGAGTGTTCGATGACGGAAGCCCATTCGGAATCGAGGTGAAGCAGTGAGCGCAGCAAGCCAAGGCGATCTTCCAGAAGATCTCAAGAAACCAACAAACGATGGATCAAGTGTAACGCCCGCTGAAATTAGATTCACAACGCGACTGACTCGCTGCGGGTGTACCGTTAACATGGTTACCCCAGTAAGAACGCAGGTCAAGCGTTTTCGCAGGGGATACGCTTGCTCAGAGATTTCCGCAAAGCGTTGGATCAGAGAGCAGATCGAAGGCTATCGCGAATACGAAAAGGAACGCAAGGCAGAAGGCATAAATTGTCGTGCTAGAGTGTTTTTCATAAACGGAATTCTCTTTGATGCCGACAACAAAGAGTAGGTAAGGTTTTGACACGTAACAATGTTGTTTTATATCACTAATAGGAGTTAAACATGACGGTGCGAATTTTTGCAGATTCGGAAAACAATGCCGAGCTGTTCTGGGGACGCATGGATCGCAACTTTCCTGATATCGCAGAAGCGATCCGACGAGACGGGTCAACGCTGGTGACCGATCAGCAATGGATTGAGATCAAGCAACTGCTTGGCTTTAACCATGGCCCGAAGCATGCTACCGAAGCAGTGCGGATGAAGCCATTCTCGCATTCCGACCTCGACGAGGCGACGCTGGATCAGCTCACTGACGAGCTGGCAGCTGCTGGATGGGAATCTGGCCAATCAACCGAGGACGACGCCAGGAAGGCTGTTCGCAAGCTGCTCAGTGAGACCTTCGCGAAGTTCGAAGCACTTGCGGAATTTAATCACCAGCTCACGACCCTAGGCTTTGAGCTGGTTGACTTGCCCTTACCCGTTGGCGTGGAGACTGAAATTTTCTTGACCGAGGGAGGACTCACCCCCAACGGAAGAATCTATGGCGTGTTCGACTCGCCATGGCACGCGCAGCAGTCTAATGCAGACGAGAGAGCGATCTGCACACTGGGATCCGGATCTCTTCCGCCTGTGTTGCAAGAGCTCGGCGAGCGGAATTCGGAAAGACTCACTGGCGCGATCGAGTGCATGTACTCGACCGACAGTGAATCTGGATCAGTGGTAGCGGCAACGTGGAAGCATGCATGTGACTGGCTTTCGGAACAAATCCCATCGGATGCGATTAGCAACGGTGCGTGGGGATGGATCGAAAGCCCAAACGACGACGAAGGACGCTTCTACGTCGCCAAGCACAACATGGATTAGTGACGTTTCATGCACGAGGTCACTGAGCCCGCAGTGGCCGACTGCCTGCAACGTCGCAGGAACAATTTACTTAGGAGGATGTAGCATGAAGAAATGCACCAAATGCAAACAAGAGAAACCGCTGGTCGAGTTTCATAAAGAATCAAAAAAGAAGCGTGGAGTTAGTTCGCATTGCAAGGAATGTCGAAGCAAACAGCGAAAGACAAACGAGGCAAGGAATCAGCCGTCTTACATGAAACGCTGGGCAGACGGCATCATGAACGGATTGAATTTAGACGGAAGAGACTACTAATTTCCAACAAGGAATATTGTCATGGCGAAATGGATTTTGCTAGTGTTGTGCCTGTGCTGCGGATGCGCAGGACATAGGACAAGAGTCACGCTGACGCGGATTGACGGAGAACCAGCGATCAGTTTTGAGATCGAAGAGTCAAAGGATCGCAAAGACAAATGAACTATTTATTGGAAGATTTGGCGGAACTGAGTGCGGTACTCGGTTTTGTGGCTTTGGTGTTATGGCTTTTAATGGGAGGTGAGTAGATTGAACTATATTGAAAGCAAAGCGAAGTACAACGGAAGGGACAACGCTTTTCCAAATGAAATGTCGTGTGGACTAACCAAGCGCGAGTGGTTTGCTGGAAAGGCAATGGAAGGACTTCTTGCAAGTCCTGGAAACACAACTCTTGATACATGCGTGGATTATGCGATTATCGCAGCGGACAGTATGCTCAGGAAACTCGCAGAAACCGAAGCAAAACATGAATCGTCGTGAAGCTCGCGTTGCACACCTGATGATCATCAAACGAGGATGGCAATCAAGAATCGTAGGCTGGGCCGGTGACCTGACTTCTGAAGTGTCGATCGAGGTATCGGTCGGCAAAACGAAAATCAACTTGGGAACTTTCGAATGTGTTCGGAAGTTTATTAATAACAACACTCAAACGGAGATCAAACAATGACACAAACAATTGAGCGAACACGACTGTGCCTCACGATTCCTCTTGGGAGCAGTGTGCGAATTGGAGACTGTGACGTTTTCGTTGCAGCAATCGTTAGCAAGCCTGGAATGCGTGGAAATCGCTACAACGAAGCGATGCTGCGCAATTCTACAGGCAATGAGCTGTGGTACGCTGAAGGCACGGAAGCGTACTTCACACAATACTCACTGCTCGTCACCGAGATCACAACAACCAAGGTGCGAATGGCAATCCATGCGGACAAATCTGTGACAATAGCCAGAGCTGGAGTGGAGCCGAAAGACTTGCACAATTGCCATCGCAACGCTGACGACAACGACAAAGGAGATGTAGCATGATATTGCTAGCATTTCTGGCGGGAGCTGTCGCATACGCAATCTTCTGGGTTGCATCCACAGTTTTTGAAACAGTGATCAATCAATCATTGAAAGAAAGCAAAAATGTTGATGAGCAATAAACTGAAAGTGCGGTGGATGGTGCGAAGCGATCTCGATCCGGTGTTGTCAATCGAGCAACTCAGTTTTGGCTTCCCAATGGATCGCCAGGACTTCCTTACCTTTCTTCGACAACGCAACTGCATCGGCATGGTTGCAGAGGCGGATGGAAGTATTCACGGCTACATGCTATACGAAATGCACCCTAATCACCTTTTGCTTGCATCAATCGCAGTGCATCCAGAGTGCAGATTGCTTGGCGTTGGCTCGGCAATGATCAACAAGCTGATTGCAAAGCTTGGTAAGACCCGCAATCGCATTGTTGCCGAGGTGCGAGAAACCAATGTACCAGCCCAGTTGTTTTTAAGACAATCAAAATTCCGTGCAGTCAAAATAAGACGGAATGCGTACGAGGAGACAAGCGAAGACGCTTATCTTTTCAAGTTCGTTAAGTGAATCACCATGCCTTGCAATTCGACCAGCGGTTTTGCATGGTTTTTTCATCGCTGGATTTGGAGATTACCGTGAGTGCAAAAGACAGATTAGACCGATTGAGGAAAATCGAAATTCTCGCCGTTCGCCTGCAAGTTGCGTTGCGCGAGGAGCGAGAGACGGCAGAGAATCAAGTTGCTGAAGTCGAGTCATCGATTGCTGAAGAAGAACGTTTCCAAGCTGCCGAGACTCCTGACGAGTGGCGAGTTCCGTGTCCTAGCGATGTTGGTTCAATGATCCAGGTTAGAGACACCGAGGACTTGGAATGGGTCGACCGCAAGCTGGTCGCTATCCTGGTAGACATGTCGCCATACAAAGGCACTTTTGTTTGCCATCGCAGAAACAAGACCGAGCAAAATGCACCATGCTATACCTGGAAATTCGCTCGTATCAAAAAAGCGTTGCCATTCAATGATCAGCAGTTCAAGGTTGGTGATTTGGTTCGCATCTGCAAGCCAGAGATGCAGTGTGTTTTCGGCCTGTCGTACACTGATTACTATGGCAAGCAAGGAATCGTCGTGAAAGTTGAATGCGATCCCTATAGGCGACTTTACACTCTCGACATCACCAACGATTATAAGTTTCTTGAGGCATACCTACGCGCTGTACACACTCCGCGATTCAAGGTCGGAGATCGCATTCGGGTTTGCGCTCCTGATGAAAGTCATTTCGGCAATAGCTGGGAAGATGAATGGTACGTCTTCGATGGCATGGACGGCACTATCACTGAGGTCGACCCGAACCACGCAGAAGGGGTCTATTACAGCACGACCGTTTGCAGTGGATCTCGATTCCTAGAACAGTATCTGGAGCCATTGCCCGAAGATTCGCTGCTGAAGGTCGGTGATTGGGTGACGGTTCGGAAACCGGAAGACCCTAAGGGCGGGTGGATGATTCCCGACATGGACGTTTTCGATGGAGTATCCCGCAGGGTTACTAAATTCCGAGGTGGAGGAGCTAAGCTTGAGGGCTGCTCTGATTATGTTTTTCTCCAAGCATGGCTCACAAAGATTGACGCTCCTTGCGGATGCAAGTAGCACCACTGACTGAATGCTAATCCTGAACACCTACACCGCTAACGTGACAACGCTAGCGGTTTTTTATTGCGACTCACGACCTGACCGATTGTCAGACTTCCTGCCTTGTGCGAACTTCAGCAAATCAGATCTCTGCACTCTCCACATGCTTCTCTGCGCTCCATCAGGACGAACGTCGATCGCCGGCAGTTCACCGCTATCGATCCATGTTTGAGCTGTTCGTCTGTTCACTCGCATCTTACCCGCAACCTCTTCGACTTTTAGCAGCGTATCAGGCATGTAGGCCACCACTTCCTCTATTTCTATCCTCCGAGGTGCTCTCGGATTTGTTAATTCCAAGTAGGCTTGCAGATCCCAATCAAGCAGTCGCCTCTCTGCTAGCAACGCCAGTTGTCGAGCCTCTGGCCACTGCCCCGCGTCGCCAAGCTTGTCGTGACACAATCGGCACACAACAAGCAAAGCAAATAGCTTATCGAGACTCTTCTGGCGATGAACGCCTCTCGAGATCTCGTGGACATCTAATGCAGCGACATTCCCGAAGTAAGGTAAGCTTCCGCATACCTCGCACAGACCGACGGACTCACGCAATCCATCTCGCACTGGCTTTGCCTGCGAATACCTTGCTCTCGCTTTGTCGCTCATTCGTTTCATTGGATTGTGCCCTAGAAGGGTGTCTCTTCGTCGTAATGCCCTGAATTGTTTGCCGGTCGATTATTCGATTGTTGCTTCCCCTGCCCATCTTTAGCGGTGAAAGCAATACTCATGAACTGACCGCTCTTGCCTGTCTTTATCCAAGCGGACATCCACATCGGCTTACCGTTCACCGTAGCGTCACCCTTATAGTCGGGCAATCTTTCGTGATCAGGGTTGTTCTTGTCCTTCTTGTCGTTTTTGAAAAGCGACCCATTGTTGTTTTTCTGCTCGTACATCTCGATCATTCCTTGTGCAGACTGTAAGTTTTTTCCTGATGGCACTGTCTGCAAAGTACCACAAGTCCGTTTACTTCACACAGCAAACGCTCTACAAATCCTGGAAGATCCTGAAAGCTCAGCAATCTTCCGACTGGAATAACGTGATCAACTTCAACTTGCTTAGCAGGAAACCACTGCAAACACTTACTGCACTGATGCTCAAACTTCAGCCGTTTATTGTCACTCTGGCTGTCTCTTCGGCAAGCTCCTAAGACCAATCTGCGAGGAGCCCACTTGCGAGACATAAGTCGCAAATTGCATCGAAGGAAACTCCAGAACTGAGCCTCGGTCATTGTGGATCCGGCGCGTGTTCTAGGAACTCTAGGAGACGTTGGCTTCTTCTTCGCCTTCGGCTTTGTTGTTTCGGTTTTCGGTGCTCGCTTCGCCATCTTACGCAATCCTTCATTGTTCACAACACTTCCATTAAGTCCAACCACAGACCACCTGCGGCCAATAAGTCTCTCATATCTTTGTGCGGCTTAGGAGTCATGACCCAAGCCACACCCAATTCAGCAGCTATTTTTTTCGCACCAAAAAATCCTGGCCAACAATATGAGCAACCACGACAGTTAATTGTGCAGCTCGAGACTCTTCCGCGTTTTTCCGGAACCTCGTCTCGCTCCCCGACAACAATAACCCGCTTGTCTAGGCAACGCGATTGGATCATTCGCTTGAGGTATTCCGCGCCGTGGGTGTTGGTTCCTCGCCCAATAGCTGACAACCCCGCAGATTCGCATGCAGCGACGTCAGAGCCTCCTTCAACGATCCAAAGCGGGCCTTTTCTACTAAACCACTCAGAAGTGTAGAACAACCCCACAGACCCCCCCTCGTTAGTCCTCTTTGAACCGTCGGCGTATCGGCGTACATACCCGATGCAGCGGCCGTTATGATCGCGACTTGGCCAACTGGAAAACTCAGCTTTATTCCAGTCATCCCATCCGATTCCGACGCGAAGTGACTCCAATGCATCGACGCTTACTGACAACATGTCAGCGAGCGAGCAACGCTTATCGTGAGCCTTTTCGTGATCGAACATCGCTTTACATTCTTTCGTCCAGTCGGCCTTCTTTTCCACAGCTTTAGGAGCAGGCACCGGTGGAAGCGGATTTGCAAGTACATGTATCCACCCCATGCTTCCGTCTCTGCCTGCGTTCGGTTTTTCCGATTCGACTCGCATACACCTGACCACGCTGCCATCGATCGATCGGCCACAGTAATCAGGTTTTCCGCATATCACGCACGGTTCGCGTTTTGACGATCGCTTCCATTCGCCGCTCATGCTTTTGTCACTCGGTATGGATTGGAAAGGTTATCGTGATTGCCGACTGTAAATCCGTACATGTCTCTGACGCGGCGTTTTCCGTCATCGTGACCGTACGGAACCATTTTGTATTTTTGGCCAGCCACTTCCACGTATGCAGGAACTCGAAACTTCGTGCCTTGCTCCTTAGCAGCCGCGTTCGCTAGCCACCAAGCTTGCTTCCAGTTGCCTCCACGCTTTCCAGTTTTGTACAACGCTGCAATCATTAGCTCTTCGCATGTACTCTTCTTGGTTTCTTTGCGATCTTTCCTTGTGACTTCGCGCAACTCACCACCAACGAATTCCAAACCCTGACTCTTTCGCTCCTTAGGGGTTGGCTCGTATCCGCAATACTTACACTTACCGCCTCGGTACATCGATCCGCAAGACGGGCAACACACAGTAGCTTTCGCCTCATGCGTCTTAGCCGGCCTTTCCCCCCATTCTAACGTCCAGTCTACATCATCCTCAAAAAATCCATGCTTTCGAATGTTGTTCGCGTGATCCAGGACAATGCAGTCGCTAACTTCTGGATGCACTCGAGATCCTCGGCCAATCATCTGCCGATACCGCACAACACTTCCGATCGCGGTGCAGAGCTGAACGCATCCGACTCGCGGGATGTCAGTCCCTCGCTCGATAACGCCGACGTTGCACAAATAGTCGATTCGCCCATCGTTTAGTTTTCGGAATAATGCATTCCGCTCTTCGTCCTCGGTTTCTCCATCAACGTAATGAGCATTGACCCCGCTTTTCCTAAGCAATTCCACCGCTTCCTGAGCTTGAGATCTCCTTGGGAAAAAACCTACTGTCGCACGCCCTTCCGCAAGCTTCATCCAGTCTTTTACCAAGTCACCACCAAGCCCCTCCATAGCTGAAGCAACGCTGTTCTCCGTGTACTCATCGCCTCTTTTGACCAGCAACCCAAGATTCCCTTGAGTTACCTGGAAGTATCGAAATGGAGATAGAAAACCATTGTTGATCAACCAAGATGGATCCGGCCCGCTGACGATCTCTTTGAACAGCTTGTTCAGCTCCTGATGCTGCGGAGTAGCCGACAGACCAAGAACAAAAGGTGGTCTCAACCCCAATTCAACACGCTTGGCGTTGTGCGCCTCAAGAAACGTTCGGAACTTTGCAACGTGCGAATGTATCTCGTCAAACACTAAGAAGTCATAGGTGAACTTAGTGTCATAGTTCTTCCCATTCACATACCAACTGTTTTTTGTGTCGATCGAAGCGACCTGCACGGCAGCGGAATAGTCCGTGTTGCAACCCGACATGATCACACCGTGCGGAAGCCTGGGATTCTCCAGAAAGGAATTGCTGGCGTTTTCCACAAGCCCTCTCCTGTGCACCATAAATGCGGCAAATCCAGATTCATCATGCTTCTTTACGCGATTCATGTAACTACCAAGGATGAACTTCGCAGTAACCGTTTTCCCAGCGCCAGGAGGCATGCAAGCGATCACGCTACCGAGCTTAGCAATTCTTACTCGCAACTCTTGCACCAAAGCTTCCTGGTAAGGACGCAACGTTGGCAAATCAATCATCTCACCACCTCCACGACGCCAATGCTCACAATCAATATCCAATTTGAAAACGCACGCTACTCAACGTGCGGCTTTGAAGAGGCGATCACCACCAACTGCTGCACCTGAGATTTGAAGTGGTCGCGAATAACATTCGAAGCAACGACTGGAACCGGAACAGAATTGATTGCCTCCAACAACGCTTTGCTGAACAAATCCACCTTTTCGAGATCCGGCTTGAGTGCTTCGAGTCGCTTCATTTCTGCAATGCGCCGCTGCTCTGCTCTCTCCGCCGCAATTCGTTCTTCCTCAGCCTTGCGAGAGGCTTCTTGCTCCTTCCGTATCGCCTCCAAACGATCTGACTCGATCTTCGCTAATCGCTCGTTTTCCGCTTTCAAAGCAGCTTTCTCAAACTCAAGCTTTTCGCGATCAATACGATCTCGCTCGGCTTGCTCGGCTCGAACTCGTTGAAGCTCAGCCTCGTGTTCGGCTCGGATCTTCTCAATCTCCGCCTGCTGCTTTGCGATTTCCTCTCGCTGCTTGCGAATTTGCTCCTCCTTCCATGCTTCAGCCCTTTTACGCTCCTCCTCCGCTTCTTGCTCGGCCTTCATTCGAACTTGAAAAGCCTCCCTCGCAAGCGACAACTCGCTTTCAAATTCCGCATCAGTCCATACCTCAGCTTGTCTCGGAGAGCATGGGCTTCCAGCCTCTAAAACGAATCTCGATATGCGTTCGTCGATCTTGTTCCGTTTAGCTTCCTCAGCCTCAGCTTTCAGTCGCTCTCGCTCATCGTCAGCCGCTTGTTTTTTATCCTTTAGAGGCTCCTCGATTGCCTCGATTGCTTCCGTCAGTCGCTTTGCCTCACCGTTGACAGTACGGATGTAAGTCTGTGCTCCTTCGTTCAGGAACTTGCGTTTCCTCTCGATGCCAGTTCGTGTCGTCCGGCAAACGGCAATCGCCTTCCGGACAGCGTCGTATCCCTCCCTTGTTTGCGCTGAAAGATTAGCGAACTCCTCGCGATACTCAGCAAGCTTTGCGTCACTCACAAGATCGCTGTATTCAGGAACACTCTTGACCACACTGACGTCCTCGTTCACAACCTGCGACTCTACAACAACTTCACTTTCCACGTGACTAACTCCAAATCAAAAAACACAAATGAAAACTTGCAAAACAAAAAAGGATCGGGCAGGACTCGAACCTGCTTGGCGCGGGATACTCGATGTTCCGACCACGCCGCCGATCCTGCTGCTGGAAGCAACAGCAACTACTCGATCAATGCGCTGACAGAAGTGAATGGCTTTGCCGATCTAATCAGATCGCCGTTAGCGATAACTGATCCATCAATCTCTAATCTGGATTGCTCGTCCTTGTCTACCGTCACTCCAGTAACCGAAGTTTTAATCCGATCTTTGCAACCATCTAAAAAACATCCGGAAATCAATCCGCTTGCACCATTAGCCACCGCGACGCACGCACGATTAGCAGATGGGGACAGATTGCTTACGATGCTGTTGCTCAACATGAAATCGCAACCGCTAAGAAAAATCGAATTGCTGTCTTTGTTGTGCGTCAACTGGAGGAAGCTGGCGGTAAATTTTGGTCGCGGCGCACCAGCAATTGGAAACGCAGCAATCGTACCGCAAGCACCGACAACATCCGGCACAATGACAACAGGATCAGTTGATGTACCACGAATATCTAGCTCCCCGTAGACGGAAATAGGAAGACCGATTTGGACTCGAATCTTGACTCCGGACTCGATGATCAGTTTACCACCACTCTTGACCGCGACTTGCTTTGACAAGACGTAGTCTCCCGCTGGCACAACAGCAACCTCTCCAGCAAGCACCGTGCGAACAGGAAATGGATCCTGTGCCGATGCAACAAAACAAAACAAACTCAACGCAACCGCACACATAAAACGCAACATGGCTAACCCTTCAAAACAGAAAACAAACAAACAAAAGCCCCTTACCGGATTCGAACCGTTCCTTCGCAACGCAAAGGTTGCGACGCGCTACCAATACGCTATGGGAGCGTAAAGACGACAATCGATTTCGTAAACCACTAGCTCAGAACGACCCAAGTTTCCAAAGTCAATTCCGATCACGCCACGAACGCACACTAGCAGACTTGTCGCCTTTTTTCCTCCAATTACCAAAGTGAAACGCTTTGCACCAACCTGACCAACCGGTTTTGCTCCGAATGGTTTTTCTTGATGCGAGCGTAATCATCGATCGCAAGAACCAACTTGTCGCGGTGCTGATTCGCAACATTCTTAATCCTCTGCGCGGACTCTTCGGGAGACAAATCTTCCGCTTTCCTTTTCTTGATCTCTCCTTCAAGTTTCCTCCCATCTCCTCCAGCCTTACTAGCAGCTTCCTTCTGCTTTTCCTTAGGCATTTCAGCAAGCCGCTTTACTCCAGCTGATGACATCGATTCAGTCAACGGCCTGACATCCTCGTCAACTCTATCGATCAGCTCTGATCGCTCTACATCTCGATAGACCTGTCGCTCAGAAACTTCCGCTTCCTTAGCAACAAGAGCTACAGACTCCTGCTTGCCTTTGCCACTGTTTACGTGGTAAGCAACCATTCCAGCTCGACACTTCGCCAGAACTGCCGGGGACAAGTTTCGACGCCCCACGGAATCTCTTTGCATGCGATACTTAACCTCTTCGATGGTCTTTGCAGACTGATACACCTGTACCACCTGATACGGGATGTTGTGCTTATCGCAGATCTCAAGCCTATGATGCCCATCAACCAGCACATCGCCCCATAACCAAAGAGCACTGTACGCCCTTCCTTCTTCGACCAAAGACTGCTCAAGCATACTAAACTCATCGCCGGACAACGGAGGAATTAACGTCTTGAGCTGCTCAATCACACGTATCTTGCCTTCAAATGGTTGCTTTTCCATTTACGTCACCTTCTCTAGGACATGCTCTTGTAAACACCAGGACTTATCTTCCTCAGAAGACTTCGAGCCACTAAATAGTCGGCTATCCGTGAAAAATTTTCAATGTGAGGTAGAGACTTCTTAGTAACCTCTTCATTGTCCTTCGCAACTCGAATAATCTCCGCCGCAAATCCAGGCTTTCCAGATCTGACACGCGAGATAAACATCTTTCCGTCTTTGACTTCGAGCTTGATCATTCGCAGTGCCTCCCTAGCAAGCTCCACTTTCGTCGCTCGCCTTTGATTCCGAACAATATGCGTTGGCATGAAAGGACACACGATCCGCATGTATTCGTACTCGGTGATTCCTGGATTGTCCTCAATCACCTGAGATGCGAGCTTTATCCACTTTCCTGCTAAAGAAAAGTTCCGATATTTCTCTTGATTACTATCCATTTTTCGACGACCTCCTTTCTCTTTTCTTCAACAATTCCGACCATGCTGACGTTAGCTTCCTTAGCCTTGTCTACAGCGACAGCAAGCCTTTCAATCGCCTTGATCAGATCCGTCCTTGGCTTGTCAAAGTCAACGACAATAGCTCTCGGCTTGACAGTAAAATCCTCGAGCTTCTTAACCATGTCAGATTCACTCTTAGCAGAGCTGACGTCGTTAATGATCCCTTGCATTTCCTCCCTTCCGATTCTGTTCTTTCTTGACTTTAGGAGGTTCCCGTACGCTCTCATCACAGGCTCAAATTGCAAGTGTCGCTCTGGTATTCGCGCAATAGTCGACTGCATACCGGGCAGGATTTCAACTCCCATAGCAACAGCGAAATCCGAAGTCCTCATCTTGTCTCTTGCAGCCTTCGAGCTAACACCAAGCATTTTGCATGCTTCAGCAAGCTTCATCCCGAGAACGCGATGGAATTCCACAGCCTTGGATATTTTCTCATCTCGATTGATCGGCATTCCGTTCTTCATGTTAAGCATGACGCTTAACACTTCAAATTCCGACGGAGTACACTGCACAACGAACACCGGAATCTCACCGTGATCGCCTAAAAACTCGCGAGCTGCTAACCCTCGATGATTACCACTGACAATCACATGCCCAGATGGAGTCTTGTTGACCACAATCATCGGAACGGAACAATTCGTCTCCATCGAGTGCTTGATGGAGTCTTTGTGCTCCACGTTAACCCACTCGACTCTCGCTCTGTTTTCTTTGGACTGCTTCCAGTCTATTTCTGAAAGCTTCATGTCCGCCACAGAATAGCCAATCTTCAGCTGATTCATTGTCTCTTCAGCTGCACCGTCTCGCTTCCAATCGATTCTCGCTACCGAACTTTTCATCTCACCATTCTCCAGTAAAAAACCAAAACTTACGCCTGAGCGACTTGCTTAAGCGCCTTGTACTTGATCGGATACACTGCTCGCAGTGGTCTTTGCACAGCTTCGGGCTGGCCCTTGATCACTTCCGCAAGCTTAGCGAGTTCCGCCATGTCTCTGGACGCCTCTACACTTCGCGTCAGACAACGGATCGCGGTCTGCTGCCTCCAACCATCAAGCGAATCTCGCAAGACCGTCTCGGCTGCAAGCTTAGCGTCAAGCTTTACGAATGAATCAAAGTCGTCGCATTGATTCATAGCGTCAATCCAACCTTGCATAACCGCTGTTACCTGCGGCTCCGGCGGTGCCACCTTCGGTTGATTTTGCGTCCTGGGGATATCATCCGCCTCATTGTCCGGCTGACCACGCAAGTGGAACGCTGACAGATATGCCGATTTTGCAGCATAACTCACCGCCTTGCCAGTTGCTTTGTCTGAGTAATCCAATCCTTGCCCCCAACCAACGATCACCGACCGATCCGAAGGATTATCAGCATTCACCAGCTCAATGTCGATCAAACACTCAGCGTACCATTCTGTTCGCGGATTGCCGCCTTTGTCTTGCCCTTGGTAGCTTGCCAACTTGTAGTGCTTGATAGCGGAAATCGTAGCCACCACACCATGCTCGATCAAAGCACCACGAAGTTTGTCGTCCACATCATCGATTTTATGATACGCAAACTTATCGCCGTAACTAGTTCTCCCACCCTTACCAACAGCACCCATGGTGGCCATGATACGCACAATGCGCTGATGCAAATTCAACGTTTCGCTATTCATAATTACCTTTCAATGTCATCGAGGAATAAACCTTACGAGCGAGTTCGACCTTCGACCGCAAGTTAGCGATATACTGGTCATTGCGACGAAACTCAAAGTACTTGATCCGCTCCGATTCAGGGATCAAATGACTGCACTTGTGCATCCTCAGCACCTTGTCCGACGCCTCAATGTAATGCGGATTCAACTCGTCGCAGTTGAATCGAAAATAAAACCGCTTGATCTCTTCGTTGACGATCTCATCCGGAGTATCGACAAGAACATGCGCGAGACGGAAGTACTCTCTCCCTGTGAGGGCCATATACACCTGCCCCTGCGAGTAATACATCGGATCCGGCTTGGTGGTCTCCACGAACGTTCGCAACGTCCATGCACACTTAAGATCCTCAACCCACTCGTCGCCAACGACGTCTGGAGTCCCAGTGAAGTGACTGTCCTCATAGGACTGCGAATTCTTGAACCGAAAACTCCCCTCGACCTGACGAGACAAAACTCCGATCGCCTCGTCCTCGCACATAAGACCTTTCAAGATCTCGTTCGTGACAACCGGCTCGTCGTAATTGTACGTGTTTCGCAACCAACAATCGCGAATGTAATTCAAAGCTGTCGCACCGAACTTGAACTCACCGTCACGCTTCGCGACCAATTCCTCAAACTCCTGCTGCATGGTCGCGGTCAGAGGCTTTACCTTTTCGTCTACCAAAGATGCCGACTTGCGAGCTGCCAACTCTTTCAGACGGTCGAGCTGCTTATCAGTGATGGCATTACCACCAACCAGCAATTGACCAACAGACGACGCACGAAACTTCACTGACGCTGTGTCAGTCATAAGCAAATCTCCAAAAATGCTTGAAAGGAACAATCGAGTACGACACTCGACTTAGCATTCAATCCTAGCATCTGCACCCCACCATACAATAGCATGGCGGGAATTTTTATGGATGTTTTGCGGACTATTTTTGCTCGAGTGCTTTCCTTAGTTGCGATAGTCGCTGAGTAAAGCTTTCTCTCAAAACGTAGGATTTCCCTCGCATTTCGTATGCGGAACCATATTGCCGCTTGTAATACGCCAGCAGAAGAAGTCTCGCCTCGTTGAAATCGACCTTCATTCTCCGCAGCTTGGAAACCGCCTCGTCTCGCTCTTTGATCGACTGCTGATAAGACTCGTCGCTGCGATGCGAGTTTCGCTGTGGGTTGGCCAACGCCGCATACACAACCGACTGCTTCTTGTTTTCTCGCTGGCCAATCATTTGCTGAACTTGCTTGTCAGTCAGCAGGTCTTCGTACGCAAAGTCTGGAGAATCCCATTCCATGCCTTTGAGATCTTGTTCGAACTGCTTTTTGCGATCCTGCTCGCTTGCTTTCTTGTACTTGGTTCGTTCTCCGTGCGTCGACACCGATACACCAAAGAAAGCCTCCAGTGCAGCCAACGTGCCTCTGGCAAGCCCGAGCTCGCTTTCGGCAGCGTATATTTCGCGGTATGTCAAAGGTACTATTCGCGATGTGACGATGTCGGTTTTCTTCACGACATTTCCCACCGCGTCTCTCCCAGATATCCACTCGAGTATTGCAGATGGCGCAGTGCCCAGTTTATACCTGCCGTAATTTAACAGGAAGTCCGCAGCAGTTTGTCCCCCATACTCAATGTCCTCGCCGTAGATCGACTTTATCTCACCCTTTCCGGTCTTGATTGTGCCGGTCATTATTCGAGATGCAAGCACGATCGCCGGCATCAAGCCACCTTCATCCTTGAACCGGGTCTCACCGATCTTGAGCGCCAACGCATCGCTTGATCTCAAGTCGAATTCGATCGTAGGTTTTTCCTCCTCGTCGTCGCCGGCGAGCATTGAATACGCGAAGTACGCCGCAGCCATTTTTGCAGCGTGCCCAACAAGTGATCGAATATAAAGCTTTGCGAGAGCGACTCGCATGCCGCGATCGGCATTCCACTGACCGATCCACTCTGGAGTCGCGAGCTGGAAAGGAACAATGAAGTCTGCCTGAATGCGAGACCAAGTCCAACGTCTAGCAAGGAACAGCCAATCCATCCATGGGTTGTTTCCTCTCAGACCAGTGCCTCTACCGCTAAAAATGTTCGCTATGCGACCCGTCTCTTTAATGTCCTGCTCAGTCCAATCCGTGCTTATCCCAAAAAACTCTCTTGCCGCTAACGTGTCTCGTTTTTGAATGTCGTACATGTCCGCTTTCATGATGTTTGAAAACGTGCGGTTACCACGCTCTGCCATGGCGTACAACTTAGCCCAGGTACGTAGCGGAAGAAGCAGGTTTGTACCGGTGCTTTCCAGCCATTTAATAATTGAAGACTGGTACAACTCCTCGAGCTTTGCCTGAGGGCCTGTCGCTCGTGTGAAATCGACCTTAGCAAGCTCGTACTCTTTCGCGTTCGGCCTGTTCTCGATGTCTTCCATGGAAGCCAATGCTAAACGCTGACTGAACACCGCAGGCACCGCTTCAACGAGCGCGGCAAAAGCCTTCATAGGCTGCGAGTAGGTGTAGAAGAACCCCTGACGCAACACGAAGGACATTTCCATACCAAGCATCAGAGTGCGAGGAAGCAACGAGGTAGCCTCAAGGATCCCCTGGCCTATCCATTGGCCAAAATTCCAAGTAGCTCTCTTCGCCTTTTCGATCGCAATCATTGCCTCATACTGCATTTCCTCGATCTCGAGATTCTTCTCCAGTATTGCCTTCTCGGTAACCGTTCGCTTTTGCAGTGGCACCGGAAGACGTCCCGCTTTAGCTTCATCGCGACGCTTTTCCCAGAACGCAAGCCGCCTCTCTTGAGCCTTTCGGTAACGCTCCCAGTACTTCGCCTCCTCCCTCGCTTGATACACGGGATTCGCCATCCTCGCTTGCTTTTGAATCTTCCTTAACGACGCCAGTTCATCCGCGAGCTCTTCTTTGCGATCCGAAGTAACACTGGAACGCCCTGAAGGCGGAGCCCATGTCCCACTCTCTAAAGCCTCTACGTCGGCCTTCACAGCGACGATCTGTCTTCCTAGCATTTTGATCGCAGCCTCAAGCTTTTGCTCTTCAGTGAGCGTCTTACGGCCTTTCTTGGGCTTGGTGGATGGGAATATCTTTTCGTACTGAGCCTTAAGCTCGTCCCTTTGGCGTCGTTTCTGTTCCAACCGGTCGCGAAGTTTCGCAAGCTCCTCGTCGGGCTTGAGCTCGGTCTTTTCGGCAACTGGTCTTACAAGTGGCTTGCGATCTTTTAACGCCTCCTCCAAAGCAGCAATGTCTTTATCAAGCATCTCAAGCCTGTTGTTCGCTGCCGTCTTAGCTGTGCTCAGAGCAGACTTCAATTGTCCCTCTCGCGATTCAGCTGGAACAGGAAGAGTTTTCTTCAGTTTGTTGAACTCGGATATGAGATCTCGTTCGATGCTGTCTGGCGTAGCACGTTCCTGACCAGTCGCCTTTGGAAGCAAACCTTTGTCTCGCAGACGACGAGCCACCTCATCTGGGCTGACTCCAGCCTTGAGCCATTCCTGACTCTGCGCGATCGCCTTGATTGTGTCTTCAATCTTGAGCGACTGCCTTACCTTACCTCGAATAGCCCTGGTCTTCACAGCGATTTCGCCCTTGTCGAGTTCTCGCCACGACCCATAGTCGGACATTGCCTGCATGGTTTCATACTTTGAAATCCCAGGCACCTCGATCGATAGTTGCGAGTGAACAACATCGACGATTTCCATCCAGTCTTCTTTCTTGGCACCGTATCCAAGCTCGATAGCAGCCTTCATGAGCTCTTTTGCTCTGGCTCCGATCGCCGCGTTGTCTGGGTTACTTCCAATTGGAGAATCGATCTTGCTTTTCGCAGTGCTGGCGTTCCAAGCATCTCGGAACAACTGCATCTGCTCGGGTGTGACGTTTGGAATGTTTGCCTTGATTTGCAATTCAAGTTCAATGTCCGAGCTGACACCAGCTTCTCTAAGAGCAGCTACGACGCCTTCAGCAGCTGAACGTACGTCAGTTGGTTGTTGTCTGCCAGCTGAATAACGAATGTCTGGATTCTTTGGATCGAACGTACCGCGATTGCCAGTGGCGGACTTAATCTGGGTGGGTTCGAAGGCAATATAATGAGTCAGTATCTTGTCGTTCCACTCCTTGCGAGTAGCAATAACTCCATCGTAGCCTTCGCTTATAGCATTCTGTACAGCCTCGGCATCAGTGACTCCTTCGCCTCCGAATTGCTTCCAGAAAGCATCTACTCCACCCGTAAATGGAGTCTGAAGGCTAACATAAACAGGCATTACCCTGACAGGCGGTTCGCCCATTAAACCGGCTCCAGCCCCAACGCCATATTGCGCAGCTTCCTTCGGGTCGGCTGTTGTATAGATAGCAGGCCCAAATTCACCAGTTCTAGTCCTTCGAAAAGTCGTGAACTCCGAGGAAGTTCCGTGGTAAACAACCAACGGCTTCCCATCCTTGCCCACTACTTTACTATCGCCAAACCACTCTCTAAACGCAGATGATTCTGTCTGGCGACCTGGAGAGTAACGAGTCCTGTTTGCAGTGCTAAGGTCTCGAACAACTACAGCGGGAAACGATTTTGCATCCAACTCTCTGAGTGCATCAAACCTATGACCACCCTCAAGGACATAAAATCCTTCATTATCTTCAACAACTATCAACGGAGATATGATGCCAGAGTCTTTTATCTGTTGCGAGAGCTTCTTGGTTCTCGACTCTTCGCTAACTGAATAGTACTTTGGTTTTCCAGTGACACTAAACTTCGATAGCGGAACTTCACGAATTCCTTCTAATACTTCGTAATCTTCTAAGCTTGCTTTTATCGAAGACATATTAGGAACAGGAATTTTAACTTTTCTTCCGTCAACTACATCTCCAGCTATCTTAAGTGAAGAAGCTTCTGTTTGAGGCCGCAGATTGCGACGAGCCGCAGGACGATTGCCACCGCTCCACAAATTCTGGAACACCGAAAAGGCATCGGATACTTTCTTAACCAATGCCGCCTTCTTAGTACCCTTCTTGGGCTCCTCTGGCTGTGGCTTTGGAGCTGTCTCCTTGCCTGCTTCGGCTTTCTTCCTCTTGATGGTCTCTCTTGCCAGCTTTCTCGACAACTTTCTGTTGTCAGCCTCAAGCTTCGCGATTCGATCAGCAAGCTCGGCGTACTCACGCATCTGTGCTTCGCTCGGATCTTTGCCCACCGTCCTGATGTGTTCGCTAATGAGACCAGCCAATGAGAAGTCGCTGAAGCGTTCTGCCTTGCGACTAACTAACGCGCGACCAGCTTCCGTGCCGACAACGTTGGCCACTTTAATCGTACGCAACAGCTCTGCGCTGACGTTTTCTCCAGCTTCTCTGCGATTGTTCAGATACGCGATATGCTGACCAATAGCTGCGCTTTCTATCTTCCCAAGCATCTCTGGGTTTCTCTCCGCTTGCGACAAAAGCTCCAAACGATCTTTCGCCGTTGGATACTTCTGGCGAGCTTGCGACTCCCATGCTTCAAAGGACTCCTTTGCTGGCGGTGTTCTTGGTGGATAACCAGCTTCTTCTCGCAATTCATCTGTCTTGCGATTCTTAACACTGGTCGTCTTCTCATCAGCGGCTTGCGGAAGATTTACAGCCTGCGGTTTTATTACCCCTTCCTTCTCGAGGTGCTTGTACAACGCAGCGAGAACGTCGTCTTTATTGCCTCGACCCGGAGAGTAACGATAGTTCTCTCGTTTTCCAAACACTGGGTTCTTAGCTAATACCATTCCGCCAACTTGCACCACCTCTTTCGCTGACACCACTGGGGTCTGCGTGTCTTTATCATAGAAGTAGGTGTGACGTATGGGATTCATACCAATCTCAACCCACAGATCCTTGTTACCCAATGCCAGTTCGTAAGCTTGCTGCGAAGTCATCGGGACATACTCGCCTCGCATGGTGGCAATTGTCGACTTGGGCTTGCCAGCGGCAATATTCAGAGCGGCGGTTTCGGTAACCCCAAAAGTAACATTTCTAAATACAGATGTCGGAGTGTAGGCGACAACTCGACCGGCACTTCCCTTGTTCAGATCTGGGCGAGGTTCATGTAAAGAGACCACCCAGACGTTTTCTTCATCGTAGGCCGGAATATCCAATCGTGCTTCGAGCAACCTTCCCTTGGCAATGTCTTCTGGATTCTGAATTAAATCTCTCTTCAGTCGCTCTCCAGCTTTGCGATCGCCTAATCCGCGAAGCATATCTTCTTTGCCGGCCGGAATCGGAACCTCGTCAAACTTGCGGAGAGGCATTCGCATATCCACGATCCTCTGATACTGATCACGATCGATCAAACCAGCTTTCAGATCCTGTGCAGCTTTCGTGATCTCGGGATCACGTTTTCTCTTTGCTTGACGACCTGGAGAGTAGCGAACAACTTCATCGCCTGCCTCTTCCATGTCAGCAGCACGACCCTCTGTCCATGTCCACTCAGGCATCAAGCCTGTCTTCTGATCCGCAAAAATCGTGTCCTCGACCTTGGCGTTTCGATTGCTCTCACCGTGAGGCCCGTAATTCAGCCACGAGTTCTGACCGCGAGTCTCGCTGGTAATCGCGCCTTGAGCCGGCCCAGTAAACAAACGAATATGAGCTTGCCATGCGTTCTCTTCGCCTCGCGCTCTGAACGAGGCACCTTCCAGACCATGACCAAAAGCATCATGCACGGCGCGAAACAGATCGTTTGCAAGAACCCTTTTCTTAGGGCCGTCTTTTCCTAAACTCCACTTAAATCCAGTGTCCGCAAGCAGCGGATTAGCCTCCGGATTGAAGTCCTCCGAGGATCCAAACCCCTCCTCAGTAGCGAACACACCCATCCGCTTGTTGGCGCGAACATCTCTTAAAGCGTTCCAAGGAGTAGAGGCATACTCCTGTCCGTCCGCGCTGTTCAAGTCGATAAAGTAAAACTCGTATCCAGCATCCGACAACGCTTTGTATTGCGATGTGGTTTGCTTGATCAATTCATCGTACGCCTCTTTTACTGCGGGGTCTTGAGGGTCGTGCTTCATCTCAGCGTATGCGTTAGCTATACGCTTTGCGCGATCGACATCTACCTCAACGTACTCGGCTTGTCGCTTTAATTCGATTCCGTTTTCTTTTGCGTATCTTTCTGCGACTTCAACCAGTCTCGGGTCTGGGCCATAAAAGCCTTGCTTTGATGGGACGCCCTCAAGCGGCGCAAGGCCCCTGCCCGAATATCGTCCTCTTCCGTCTCCGGTCGATTCGGATCGTCCGCCTTCTTTTCGTACTGGAGACGCTCTACCGCCCGAACCTTTGGATACTTTCGTTTCATCGCCTATTTCCTTGTTTGCTAATCCCGTTCTTCCAACACTTGCTCGACGACCTGGAGAGTAGCGAACAACTTCATCGCCCGCCTCTTCCATGTCAGCAGCACGACCTTCAGTCCATGTCCACTCAGGCATCAAGCCGGTCTTCTGATCCGCAAATACCGTGTCCTCAACTTTGGCAGTGCGGTTCTTCTCTCCGTAAGGCCCATAGTTTAACCAGGAATTTTGACCTCTAGTCTCGCTCGTGATCGCACCAACAGCAGACCCATAAAACAGCCTAACGTGAGCCTGCCAAGCATTCTCCTCGCCTCTTGCCCTGAACCCAGCCCCCTCCAGACTATGTCCAAACGCGTCATGAACGGCACGGAAAAGATCATTAGCGAGTACAGGTTTTAGCTCACCGTCTATCCCCCCTGACGGCCACATGAACCCTGTGTCGGCTAGCAATGGATTGTCGTTGACATCAAGATCGCTAGTGCCAAATCCGTCCGAGGTTGGAAAAACTCCCATCTGCTTGTTATTTCGCAGATCACGCAACGAATTGTACGGGCTAGACAGGTATTCAACGTTGCTCGGAACGTTCAAGTCAGTGAACCAGAATTTGTAGCCAGCGTCAGCCAACGCCTTGTATTGCGCAATGGTTTGCTTGATTAGCTCTTGATAAGCCTCTTTAACCCTCGGATCCTGAGGATCGTGCTTCATTTGCTCGTACGCAGAGGCTATACGCTTAGCCCTATCTTCGTCTACGTTGACGTATTCTGCTTGTCGCTTGAGCTCGATTCCGTTTTCTTTTGCGTATCGCTCGGCAACTGCAACGATTTCGGGATCCGGCCCGTTAAAGCCTGAGACCGATGGCGAGCCTGCAAGAGGCGCAATTTTCCTGCCCTGATCCCGTCCTCTTCCGTCTCTGGTCGATTCGGGTCGTCCGCCTTCTTTTCGTACTGGAGACGCTCTACCGCCCGAACCTTTGGATACTTTCGTTTCATCGCCTATTTCCTTGTTTGCTAATCCCGTTCTTCCAACACTTGCTCGACGACCGACATCGTATTCCGTTGCTCGTCGCACAGGAACTTCCGCATGTTGCGGGCCAAGCAACACCGCCATTCCGTACGGCTTTGCTATGTATCCATCGAAACCCGCATCGATAACTGCCGACTCGAAGTCATTGGCGTTAAGACTAGTGGGAATGAGATTTGAATCTGGATCATAAAGGTTATCAAGCTGCACCTCGTGAGCGTACACGCCTACCCCCATCTCCGGCTTAATCTCCCCTGCCGTATTGATATAGAAGTAGACGCGATTCTTTATGCGACTGTCGCTGGAGTTTCGCAGCCTCTTGCTTTCTCCGCCACTAAACTTAGAGACGTTGGTTGCGTAAAATTTACCGCTTAGCGATACTTGCGGCTGGGGAGAGTAGTGCCTTCCGACGTAACTGACGGCTCCTTCTCGAGGCTTTCCGTAGGCTGGGGTTTCACCCATCCGTTTTTTATCATATTCTGATCGATCCTGTCCTGGATCTTCGCGTAAGCCCTCATCTCCTCTGCCTGGAGACGCTCTTCTTCTGCCGCCTTGCTTTTTCTTTCCATTGCGCTTGCCTTTGCTCTTAATTGCCGCTGCACGCTGTGACGCTACAGCTTCGTAGTAATCACCAAAAACCTCACCATCGCCACTGTCGTTGGTGTAAAGATCCGTTTGTTGAGGATCATACGCCATAAAAACAATATCTGGCTCGCCGTTGTTGAACTCAGCGTAACTAGCTTTATCCCAGCCTTCAAGAGCAAAATCATCGCTCCACTTGATGCGGGATACCGCCTTGAATCCGTTTGCTGAGTAAACTCCGGGCAAGAACGTGTCGAATGCGTCGAGGGTGTTCCCACCCTCTTCGACGGCTAACCGTATCATCGAATAAACGACACCACGGTGCGTCCCTCCGGATGTGTTAAACACCGACACGATGTCAGTGATTCCAGCCTCGCCGGTATCCTTAAGCGCAAAGCCAGTCTCTCCATCCTCGGTCAAGAACAAACGCATATCGCGATAGTCTTGATCGGGATAGACATAAACGGAGGCTCCCATCTTGCCCTGGCTCTCGCGAGCTGCAGTGATAGCCTCGCTGAACTGCCTTGCTGATTTTTCTGACTTCTTCAGCTCAACAAAAACAGGAGCACTGACACCAGCCTCGGCCCATTCAGGCGCGTCGGCTCGGTATCTAGCAACTAGATCATATCCGCCCACTTTTCTGCGGTCTGACGATCTACTCCATACTCTTCCATCAGCCCCAAGACTTCGTCTGATGGCGATGGTTGCGTCTTTACCTCTTCGTCCTGGGGAGGCTCGTCGTCCACCCTCTCGTTCGCCTTCAAGATTGATCCCTCGCTTTGCTGCGATCTCTCTTGCGTCTTTTGTCCACCTCCTGAAGGCTGACTCTTGCTCGGCTGCGATGCTTTTGATTTGCTCGACGACATTGGCGTAATCACTAGCTCTCCGTTCTGAGGGATACCCCACTCCTTCTCGGCTTCCTCCGGTGTCAACATTCCGCTGAATTTCATTTTCCAGTCTCCTTATGTGTTTGCTATACTCGGACGCATCAATATAAACAGAATCGTACGCCCTTGGAAGAATTTTGTACTCAATCGATCCGGTTGACGCGAATTCCTGCATAACGGCGTGGATTCGTTGGACATCACGGTTCTCAGCCTTCTGCTCCGCCGTCTCATCCATCCCACCTATATTGACATCTAACTGCCAACCGTTTGGAACTTTCTTATAACTGACTGGTCGACCAAGACCAGCGCTGATTCCTGCTAATTCAGCCTCGGTAATGTCCACCTTGTCATATCTACGGACAAGAATGGAGAACGTATCGTGAGATCCGTACGTCGTTGAAACAAACTGACTTGCCGCTTGTGCTGCCTGCTTGAGATGCTTACCCAAAACAGACAAAAACTGCTGTTTGTGATTAGTTGTCGGCGTGTATCGCTTCGTTCCACCGCCCTCTTCGCTGCTGCCAGTTTGGCTCAGGTTGAGCGGAAGCCTCACGTTAGGACTGGCATCACCCTCAAAAGTACCCCACGCCTCCGTGTCAACCCGAGACAGCTCGTGCGACCCTGGAGACTTGTTCATGATTACGGATATCAACTGCGACGCTACGCTTCGCTGGCGTGTTTTATTCCCTGGCTTTGGAGGCTGGCGATTACCAATAGCACGCATGGTACGCCGCTGAATCTTTTCAAACTCATCAATCAGATTTCTGGCCCACGGAGCATCAATTGATTTTAGTTTTTCAAATATTCCAGCAGATTCTTTGCCAACCTTAGTTAGCTTTGTTCGCGTTTCTATCGTAGCAGTGTACGCCTCGGGAATAATTTTTGACGTTGGAGCAAGCACATCAGATGTGCGTGGATCCATCAATGTCTCTATAGTGATTCTTCCTCCTGGAGTTGCGATCCCAGCTTGCTTTAATTGAGCAACTACCTTTGGCATCCCAATATTGTAGGAGTCTGGATCGCTTGTGTCTCGCTGGGCAACCCAAAGCATCGCCTGTATCTGCCAAGACTCGTACGGCTGCTCATTATCCTTAAGCATGTCGTTCTGTGCATTTCGCAGTTTAATTAGGAAACGCGACATTGCCTCATACATGCGAGGGTCGCTGGCGATTGCAGCATGTTGAACACCAAACACCTTGGCCATTTGCAAGTCAATTGTTGGCAATGGCTTGACACCTGGACGCAATCCTCCAAGCACCTGCATAGTGTCAGAAAAGTTTCCGAACTTATGGGTCTCTAGCGTAGCTGGAGAAAGAGCGGCAGTTAACGACGATTCATCTCTAGTCCCCACAGACACGGGCCTACCCTGCATGTCTTGAGACATGGCTGCAACGCCAATCCTCAGGTTGTCTGTCGGCTTTTGCCCTCCAGAGGTTCCAGCAATAATGTCAATTAGCCGCTCTGTTAACTTGCTACTTAATCCAAAAAAGTCCTTTACGAAGCCCACAGCAGACAGCTCGTACCAGTAGCGAGACCCATTCGTTAAACGAAATGCGTAATCAACTTCTTCACTCGAAGGCACTTTTACAGTTGATGCTATTTCTTCTGGGACACCCGCCTCCCTAAGCGACTCATCCATCATGCGTCGCATCGAGTTGTCCGCATCATCGATTAGTAATCCATCGCCTGTTTTATTAGGATCCAGCTTAGCAAACGGCTCGCCATTGATCTGAAGCATTGGGTCAGTTGATACAGTTAGGGCGTAGTCCTTTGCCACACGCGACCGCACTTCGTCTAACGTACGAGCTTTGCGATCTTTTTGCCTTGTTGCAGCAGCGCGTCGCTGGCGAGGCGGGTAATCAACACTCCGCTCCTTCATCGCCCTTTCAATCGCTTGGCGTGCCTGTCCAGCAAGCGTGTTCGGATTGGTCTCTCCTGGCTCTGCAAGCCGCAACACGCGAAGGATCCAGCGGCCGACCTTGGCCAACAAACCGGGATCTTTCTCCCCAAGCTTATCCCAGAAATTGAAGAACCCCGCCCTGTCTTCCAAGTATCGAGACAGACCTTCGTTGTTTTGGATGTCTTTGCTTCCAAGTACTTCTCTAACGTTCTCCGCCGCATTGCTCGTCAAATCGCTGATGAGTGATTCACCTTCGATCGATGGAAACTTCTCCATCGCCTTAATGACGGAATCAAGCTGCTCAGCAACCGACACCTTGCTGGGTATCTTTATGTTTGCCTTCGACCTGTTTTTTGGATCTCTAGCAACCCAAGCATCGATATCCTCCTGCAAGACATTTTCGAACAAGTCAATAAAGTTAGCGAGGTAAGCGACCTTTGCCTTACCCAGATTGCTTGGGTCGTTTTTGCTGACCCATGTGTACAGCCTGTTCCATGTTTTCGGCGCGACTTCTTTGATCGCGTGGAACAATTCGTGCGCAAAAAGTCCCCAGGTCATTGATTCCTTCGGCCGACCGGAATTCAACCACATCTTGTCGAAACTGGATATGTAGCGGCGGTTCAGCCAAATCGACATAGATCGCGGAAAAAACATTCCAGGAATGCCCCAGTTGTTACCTTCGATTATTCGCAAGGTAACGCCTAGACGCTTGAGAATTCTTTCCTGCTTCTGCTCGTTGCTGTTGAATTCGCTCGACGGAACCTCTCTAGTGTTCTCGTCTCCATTTAGGATCTCGCCAGGAATCGAATCTTTCGATTTGCGATCATCGCGTGGCGCTGCCGGTCGGTTTCTCTTCGAACTTGGCGTAGCATCAGCTTCCGGTTTTGCGTTTTCAAAAAATCGCTTTACGCTCTCGTTATTAGCCAGCTCTTCGATAATGGAAGCGTTATCTCGATCAGCTACATCAACCCCCATGGCGGTAGCCAAATTCCTCAGGTCTTGATCGCTCAACCCACTAAGAGAGGATTTTGCACCTGCACTCTTCTTCGCGGTGCTTTTATTACCAGCAGCTCGCTTCTTTTTCTTTTTTGACGCCTTAGGTGCTTCTTCACCAGGAGCCTTTTTACCTTTAGTGACCGCTGGCTCTTGCTCGGATGAGAGACCGCCTATCCCCTCCATCTTCATCTTTTCGAGGATTCTTTCGCGGCGTCCCCTTTCGTAAGTTGAACCATTGTTCAAATTAACCAACACTACCTGATCGCCAGACTTCGCGAGGCCCCAGTTACTGTGAATGACTTCGTCAACAGTTAGTTGCTCACCTGTCTTGCTATCAGTGACGGAGCTTCCAACCTTTAGCTTCTTGCCACGCTTTAATTTCCTCTCAACAGGAGGTTCAGTTGAATCGGCAGCGGCTTGCTCGCTAGGCCCTGGTCGTCCTTCATCGGTTTTACTGGACGTCTCAGACTTAGCCACCGAATTGCTCTGAGTTGTCGGTTGCGATTCTTTGGTGGATCCATCCAATGCCGCTCCAAGCTCCTCCCAATTTTGAAAATCCTCCAGAACATCAGCAGGAACGTCCTCACCGTTGGAGATAGCCTGCCGCACAGCAGACTCCCATTGCACGTAATCGTCGGTTGAAGTTAATCCAGACTCGACTTCTTCCAGCCGCTTCTGCCATAGCTCCTTACCGACTTGCGGCGAATGCTGCCCGCTTTCTTCATCAAATGGATTTGTACTTTGCGGAAGCTCTTGTTGCGAATCAAACGGGTTTGTTGGAAGCTGTTCGGATTGCTTGGCTGCCTGTGACTCAAGGACAGCTTTTTGCTCAGACAGAAAATGCACGTTGTAGATTTTACCGTACTTTGCTTCTACAGCAGCCTTCAACTCCTTCATTGCATCGTTAATGAACACATTGACAATGCCTCCGTCTTTTATTGAAAGACCATACCCTCCAGTCACAACTGCCACGCCATTTTTCCGCGCAGTGCCGCCTGCCGTACCAAGTCCTGCCGCTAATGCTGCCTTGTTATCTTTATCTACTTCAAAAGGCGCAGTAAAAAAATCCCTGCTTGAGTCAACCCCATTACTTAGCAAACTGTCTAGCTGTCTGGCTTGCGAATCTGGTGTTCCCTTTGATAAACCATGAGCATCAAATTTAACACCTACGCTTGGGTCTACTGTTTCGTATGGATCCTCTGAACCATCGGCTTTTATTCCCATCTCCCCATGGTATGAAAGCACATCATCTACGCTATCACCCGCTCTCCTAATGCTTTTGTGATCGTTGTCTGCTGCTCTGTCGAGAGATTCAACAGCACCCTGCAACCCCCCTTTGGGCTGTTGTGGAGTCTCCTGCTGCTGTTCGCCCTCCACAAACGGGTTTGTTGGAAGCTGTCCGGATTGTATTCCAGCTTGAACTGTAGGCCGAGCTATCGCAGAAGGAGATTGCTGCGTATTCACGCCCTGAACTTGCGAGCCCGCGAGTTGCGAATCAAATGGGCTTGCTGGTGCTGGAGCTTGCTGGTTCCGCAACGGCATGTTTTGCGTTGCGGTCTGCAACGGAACAGCCCCGTTCACGCCTGGGGAGACGACAGGAGGAGGCTGGAGGGGTTGCTGCATACCGGGTTGTGCTTGTTGAGGCTGAACCTGTGGCTGCACCGTTCCGACGCCAGCTTGCTGGCCAGTTGCTTGCGGTGGAGCGATCGGAGCCCGAACATCCGCAACGCTACTTTGCTGCACTGGCTGACCTTGAGGAGATCCTGCCTGTGGCATTTCAACGGCCCCCTGGAATCCGAGAGGATCCAACGAGTAAGCCAACAACTCCTGATCGCTCTTGCCAGCGGCAGCTTCAGCGTTGTATTGAATAGGAACTCTTGCGTCACCTACGAACAACGCAGCAGAACCGTCTTCACTACGCAATACTGCTACATTCACCTCCCCGTTACTTTGGGTTTGAACCAAGTAATCGCTTCTCCTTGCGGTGTTCCCTTGTGATGGAGGTATGGCAGAGGGGGCAGGCGGAGAACTAGCTTGCGATGGCTGCGGAATCGATGTCGGTGACGCGGTGTCAGTGATTTCCGGCGATGGAATAGGCATCTGGGTCGCAGCCTGCAGATCGGATTGACCTGACACAGACATTAAGCTGTTTTCCCTTTCTCTTAGTCTATTAAGCTCCTCCGTAGCTCTCACTAATCGCTCTTTTGCATTGACCTTTTCTCTTTTTCCAATAAGACCGAACTGTCTTGCTTCATCCCTGGAAACGCTTTCCTGTGCAACAACACCTTCTAAAAGCATTCTCCTAGCCCGAACGGAAGCTAAATCTTCTTCACCACCACCAATATCTTTGAACGATGAAACGTCTGGAAATGCGTTCTCCCCATCATCACCAAACAAGCCATTTCTAAATGTTTCGGACTCAAGTTGATATCGCCTTGCATTCGCCGCAGACACACCTGCACCTCCAACCGCAGGAACGCCAATTAAAAACGCCAGAGGAAGAGCAGATTCTTTAGTTTGCTCCCAACCCTTCTTAAACGCATCGGCAATCGTTTTTTTCTTTACTCCGTTGCTTTTGACAACTTCTCCGTCACCAAAATCAAGCTCTTTCTCGCTCGCAATGTATTGAGCAACGTATTCACCAAGCCCACTCGTAACGCCTTGCAGTCCTTCTTCTGAAAGTTCCAAAGGATACCTTTTCACCGCCTCCCAAAGGTATTTGCGAGCTGCGTTCATCGCCCCGTTCCTAATGGACATGCTACCTGCGAAAGGATTCGGAACAATACTTTCCACCAACCCGCCTACTACCGCTGTAGCACCAGCAAGCAGTCGCAACTTCCAATCATCCTCCATCCCAAGTTCTCTAAGCGATTCTCTTTCCTGCGAATACATCTGAGGCAATGACGATGCCGCAACACCAGCCGAACTTCCGGCGCCAGCAAACACAGATTTTGTCGTTGCGCCTTTCATCCCGATTGCGGCTGGAATTCGACCAACCGCACCAGCAGCCTGAAACGCCGCTTTCGCTCCAGGGACACCAGCAGCAGCTGCTCTTCCAATCGCCGTACCAGCAGCCTTCCCAGCCACGCCTCCGAGAACGCCAGCCCCTCCCATCGTCACCATGGCAGGAGTCATTTCGGCAGCTTGCATCGCACCTCTCTGATACCAAGGATCGTCTGGGCGCGCAGGAGCGAACTCCTGAGATGCCGAGTTGAGCTTACGAAGGTAGTCTACCTCCTCCTGTGTTCCGCCCATCCCCACAAACTCCATGCCAGCCTGTACGTAGCCAGATACACCACGACTAAAGGCATCAATAGTTTGCGAAACCGCTCCGCCGCGATCGTCTCCCAATTGCTGTCCTATTCCAGGAGCTAACTTCAACGCCAACTTTCGCTGCTCAGGAGTAAGCTTGCGAAGGGTGGCAAGCTGATCGTAGCGATCTCCAGTACTAAGCAACATTCTAGTTGCTGCAATGTAAGTATCCGGATCGCTAAGCGATGACCTCTCGGCAAAGGCACGCTGCCGACGGCGAACATCAACTTCGTCTTTCTTTTCCACGAGCGAAAACATATCGAGAAATTCGTTCCCTGGATACTTCTTCCTGCTGTCGATAATAGCTTGTTCGCGAGGGTCTTCGTATGTCGTTTCAGCAAACAGCCGCGAAGCAGAATCGCCGTCTACCTCTGGTGTTGTAGTTTGCGCCAAGCTACCAGTAGCACTCTGCCTCTCTGCTTCACGAAACATTTCTAGGAAATCACCCATTTGACGAACCTCTGCCTATTTAGATTGCTTTTTTAATGAAAACGTCAACCACAACTCACCCGGCGAAGTTCTACTTGCCAGCACGGGAAGATTTCGCTTGACCGGATTTGTATATGTCTTTCAGCCTATTTTGATCCGCCTCACTCAACAGCTTGATGTCTATTGTGTAAACACGGCCCATTTCGTCCTTAAATGAAGCATACCGTGTGCCTTCCGTAAACTTGGAAATACGGATTACAGATCCCTTGAATTCCTTCTTGCTGTCACCTGCACTCGTCCACGTGCTTAGTGAAGTGCCACCATCGGATTCAAATTCAGGAATATTCCTTGACCACCAATCCTGCCAATCTGCATTCTCCTGCGACGCGACGGAAGGTATTTCCGAAGAGGCAGGAAGCTTAGTGGGTGACTCCTGTTGTTTGGGTGCAACTGAAGGTTTGACTTTCGCTGGGCTACCATCAGCACTTCTAGGCTTAACGTAAGCTCCTCTAGCTGGCTCATCTCTAAATGGAAGAGGGTCAAGCACCCATTGTCCATTAATACGTCTAGGGCCTGTTGGTGCTGAAGGACTGCTTCCAGGAGGTGCGGTTGGCTGAGGACTGACCGGCTTAACAGAGTTCTTTTCTGAAGACGAAGGCTTAGGTTGCGTCTTTAACCTTACTATGCCATCAACTTCCTCAAGCATATCAGAGGTAATACCCTGACTTCTCAATGCTTCAATGGCTGCTTCTCTATCCCTTTTTGTCGCATTGCCAGAGTTTACGCGGTCTAACTCTGCTTTAATTTTCGGGTTTGACGCATCGGGTTTCACCTGTTGACTCGCTGGTTTTTGACCTGGAACTGGCTGCGTTGTCGCTGGCTGCTGAGGTGCTGGCTGTTGCCCTTTCGGCAACAATTGCTGCCCTTGCGTCGACTGCTGTTTTTCCCTACGAGCCTCCATGCCTGGATATTTTTGGTACTGGCCCTTAGAGACTTGATCACCCCACTCAGTCGACTGCTGACGGGCTATTTCGTTGCGGTTTGCGTACCTGGAAGGCTCTTCACCGAGCCACTTTGAGAAGTCCCTGCGCTGGCTAGGTGTCATCGTCGCAAGCAACTGCGTCAACGCAGGATCCGTCGCGGCAGCAGGTGCCTGCGCGCCACTGGTCATTCGCGATTGCTTATTCCTGAAGTCTTTCATCCGTTTCACATCTGCATCGCGTTCCTCTGGCGTTCTTCCGCCGCTTGACGATCTGGCTACTGGCATTGTGCCACCAGGGATAATGTCGGCGTACACGTTTTTACCGCTCGGAGATTGACCGTAGTTCACTTGCCCCAAACCATACGCCCCTCCAGGTTCACCCATCGTTCTCTTTTGAGGATTGACGACATTTGGATCCGGTGTTGACATTGCTACGTTTGCTGGATTTTGCGGATCGAATAAATTCGTGCCTATGGATCTGCCTGGATTAGCAAGGTCGTACATAGTGTCAGCATTGCCTCCGCTCAATACAAATTGCTGATCCTGTTGACTTAGCCGATCCAGCGGTACATCGTAAACCAGATTGTCAGATTTTTTCTTGATGCGAACGACCGAGTAACCTCCACTTTCGGTTGGCTGGTTTACTTGGACGATACTACCCACAAGCGACCGACCGTCCGCACTGGTGAAAGTCCTTTCTCCCGTAAAACCACTGTCTGGCCTTGCCATGTAACCAGCATCCACCCTGGAGTTTGCTACAGCCTCCATCGGATACATTGGCTGCTGTTGCGAAGATTGCTGCGGCATCGGAGATCCAGGAAGCACTGCGCCGGTCGTAACCCCGGGCAAAGGTGCAGATGCAGGCATCGCGAGAAGATCTTGAGCACCAAACACGGTCTCGCCACCGAACGAGCCTATGCCGGCAGATTGCTGTGGTTGCATCTGCCCTTGCATCATAGGAGAACCATTGCTGGCAAGACTTCGTTCTGCCGCATACTCAAGCATCTTGGCTGGTTTTTGTTCTTTCGGAGTTCCGTTTGGATGAGTCAGTTTTACGTCAGACTGCTGCCCCCGACCTCCGGTGCTCATGGCGAACTTGTCTCTTGGGTCGACCCTGCTTCCGTCACTCATGATGACATAGCCTTCCGCGTCTCTCTGGTTAGTTGGTGTTGGAGGCGCTTTGTAGTCTGGGTGCCCAGGGGCTAGCGCAATACCATGAGAAATCGCAGAACCGTTTCGATTTGTCGCCGGATATCCAGCAACAGGAGTCCTCATCGAATCTCCAATTAGTGGCACCATCCATGGATTATATTGCTGGCCGCCGCTCTGCGAAAATCCACCTTGAGCCAGCACCCCAGGAGAACCAAACACCTGCGGGGAAGTGTACGAGGCTTGCAGCTGACCGACAGGCGGGGCAGATTGCTGTGGTGGCATCTGCCCTTGCGGTTGTCTTAGACTCTGAAAAAATTTCTGCTTCGTTAGGTAATCGTTGTGCATTTGAGCATGAATGTTTTCCTCAGTGACAGGAGATCCCCCTTCTTGCAATCTAGACCGCGCGGCGGCATAAGCACCGTCGTAGTTCTTTTGATCGGCAAAGTATTCTGCCTCCGTCATGGGCGGCTTTCCTTGCACTGCCGCAGGCGGCATCTGTTGCATCATCGGCGGGACTTTGCCAGTAGATCTAGTCATTCGCATGCGAGAACGCACATTGTCAATCGCCTGAGCTCTTTGCGTGCCGTCGATATTCCTATCTCGCATGATCTCCCTCATCGCGCGTTGATCATCCCGTAGCGACCTTACCGTATCCGGATCGTACAGCCCGCCACGTATTTCCTGGTCGAGCATCGCATCATCTTCGCCGATTGAAGGCTCTGCGTTGTAGTTTTGCATTGCCCCAATCGCATTCATTCTGTTTTGATTGTTTTGCTGACCCTGCATCTGCTCAAGATCATACTTGCGCTGCTGCATGACCATCGGCCCACCATACTTGCTCATGCCTTCGTCTTGGCTTGGAACAATTCCAGGTACATCATGAATTACTTTGATAGGCATATCTCGTTACTCCTTCGAATTGAACTATTTTACTGCTTGTGTGCAAACAATCCCGAGAACGCCTCAACTTGGCTTCGAGTTTGTGCCTTTATACCCTAATCCGTACGGTCTCTCCATTCGCCATTTCTGCCAAGCAGCCATGGAATCTTCAATTCCGTATAAATCTGCGAGCATTTTGCGACCAGTTTCCAGCGATTCATGCTTCCAATGCACAGGATGCGACTTGTGGAAGAAAAAAGGCTCTCCCGCCCACCGCATTTTAGCACCAATGCTTTCCAAATGCTTTGGGATCCAGTAATCCCACATCGTCTGACCGATCGCGAAATCCAAGTCGGGGAATGTCGCTATCGCCTCCGGGAACAACAAAAACGCATCAACGCCCCACGGCTCGACGATTGCATCAAATATCCCAGTGTCGTAATTATGACGCAATCCAACGATCGATTCTTGCGATCTTAGGGCATCAAGAAGCATCGACTGCGATCCGTGCATCTCGATATCGGAGTTAATCAGCAATATCGGCTCATCAACCAATCGCATTAGGTCGTAAATGCGAGCTGTCGGTCGATCGTAGGATGCAGATTGACCGCATGGACGGAATTCCACGTAGGGGTAAATGCCTCTTAGTTTCTCGATGTCCTGCTCGGAGTTACCGGCGACGATCTTCAGTCCCATGTCCAACCATGTCCGCAAACAACGCTCCTGAACACCTATGTGGTGAGGAAGCAGGGAGAGCGAGGTGACTGCCGTGAGACCTTCGATCGGTGGCTGCGGCACTACGACTGACAAATGGTCAGCGATCTTCCGCATTGTCGACACTTTCTGAGTGCTCGCCGCGGCATGCGCTATCCAAGCATCACGAATTTTGCTTTCGAAAACATCGATCGGCTGGCTGTGCCTACCGTACCAAAACTGCCAATTAGCCTCATGCGGAAGTCGCGTCACTGACAAGCAGTCAGCGTTTATCTGCCCCTCGATCCAAACCTGCTCTGCAAACCGCGTCGTCCCGATCGATACTTCCGGTCGCTTCCAAATATGGCTTGCCGGCTTGCGAGTGAGTACCACCCCAGTGTTCATCGCAGTTTGAGACATAGGTATCTCAAATCTGGACAACGCTGAAACTCGCTTTCTTTCCTCATCCATGATCGATGGCGATTTCAACACTTCGTAGTCATCGTGGATCACAACGTCGCCGGGAATATCGAACAGGTCTGGGCATTTGTCCGTGATGATGCAGTCGGCATCGACAAACAACACCTCGTCGTACTGCTCGGCAAAATGATAAACCCTAAACTTCTCCATCGGAGCCCAGGACTCCGTGTCGTTGTCCAGATCGATCAAATCAGCGTCCACCCGGTCTGCGTAAGCTTGCATGTAAGGTCGAGACACAGCGAGCACCTTCGAAAACTCAATGCCGTTCGCCACCGTGATCACAGCTCGCTTTCGTCCGCTGGCGGGTCTCCTGTGCTTCCAGATCATGTATGCGCGATTCATGGAAACGGTAGGCTTGTCGAGCGAAAGGTTGACTTCATTGTGGAAGTCGACCGTCCATTCGAACCAGTCGGTCGGAGATTCGTATCTCGGAGGCATCTTCTGCAAGATCGCATCTACCTTCTTTCGGCATTCGCAACCTGCCGGCATGTATTTCTTCCAAGCTTCAAAGCTTTCCGGAGTGCCATGCTCGATGCTGTGAATTTTCGACCATGCGTTCCGACCCTCTGTGGCTCTTTTCGTGTGGTGGTCATGAAACACCGTGGCGGTGCTCCTTCGAACAGTAATCGTTCTGACCCACCCGTTCTTGCCTAGTACCGATCCGCAAGCGCAAACGTAGGGACGGATTTCATTCGTGCATTCCTGGTCGCAATGAGGGCATTTACACATTTCTGCAATCTTTTCTCGTGCATGGTTCACCTGCCGTGACGGTTATGTAGTATTCGCAGGATCCAGTCCCAAAGATAGTGTCTCGGCACTGGCAAGCGAAATCCAGCTCAGCAACGAAGTACGGCCCGTACGTAAAGCATATCTCACCCGTCTCGCTTGAACACGTGTAGCCATTCGGATAGCGACTGTCTGGCCCAAGCGCGGAGTCATGGCAAGCCCCCATATTAGTCAACGGATATCTTTCTGCCCCGATGCCTCCTCCGCACCCAAACTCTACGCGAAACGATCCGCAACACTTAAAGCCTTCGTGAATCCACTGTCCTTCGACACGATCGTACTCAATCTCGAAAGAGCATGGTTCAAGATTCTCGAGTCGAGGGCAACCCTCTGGATCCGTCCATATACAAACGTTAAGCACCGGAGGGATTTCCAATCCGTCATCCGTCCCGTAGTTGGTGTTGTCTTCGCACAAGCACGATGCACACCCAGGGCAACCCTGATCTCGAGTCTTCGGGAAATCGCTGTTGTAGTGACGGTAAAACTCGAAATCGTCAGCTAGCATGTCTTCTTCGCTCATGCCAAATCCGCTGTACCATCCATTTTCAAATAAACCGGGGGATTTCATAGTTACGGAACCAAGTATGGTTTCTGTCACGCCAGCGCAAAAACTATCCTCGTCAATCGCAGCCCAAAGCCTTCTCGACAATCCAGCCTGGGAAAACACCGGCAACTCTTTGAGGATCGTTTCAGCGCCACCACTTCCAATGCCGAGCCTGATCCAACTCCGGTCGGCAGGATCAATCGACCCGCCAAGCCTTTCGTACTCGGCAAAGTAGTAGGATATTGGTGTGCAAACTGGAGGATTGCCTGAAACACTCCTGGTGACGTTGAGGTAAACCCTCCATTTTTGACCCTCGGCGTACGCAGATGCAGTCCTTGGCTCTTCGTCTTGCGTTTTGATCGAAACGTACATCGACCCCACTTCGTTTGGATGCTTGACGTTACAGATCGCCTTTGCGTTCGGAACCTCGCAACGAGCTCTCCAGGTAGGGACATTAACGATGTAGTATTCTCCCGGGTTGTCGCACCAGCCTTTGCCGGCGAACGGAGCGGAATCCCGATACCCCATAGGTGTTCCAGGCTCATCTCGCGTGAAGTCATCTCCAAAAATCAAGCATTCCGCACAGCAACATTTCCACCAACCCATGAAACACTCACCTTTCCCTACCTAGCACTCGCAATCAGCATCTAGCTCGAGATCGCACTCGCAATCCTCCAATAGATCGGGATCGCACTTGGCGTTCAGGATGTAGTATCTGCCCTCTTGAAATAAAACGTACCCCTTCGTTCCAGATTCCATTCCGCTAAACACTCCTTCGGGATCGTAAATGTTTGCGATGTGCGGCCACCCTCCGGACATGTGGCGAACGCATGCCGAACAAAAGGAGCCAGTGAGTGTCTCTTGCGATTGAAACCTGAAAAGCTTCGTTTCCGTGTGAACAAGCATCCAGTTTACAACCTGCCCGTTGTGGTCGTACATGATGGATATTTCATCTGTCAAGCACGTAGGATGACCGCCGTAGACTGCGCCACCAACAGTTCCAGGATTCTGACCAAGCCTCCAATTCACTTCGACCGGCGATGGTGGAACAAAATGCGGGTCGATATCAGACATTCCCTGTGTCGGAAGAAATGCTGTGAACACCTCGCCGATCCGATAGCGTTTCGCCCCCCCTGTAGAAACTCTGCATCCATAGGGTTTAGCCACGGATATTCCCGGCTTTTCCGAACTTCCCTCGGCGTAATCTACGAACCTCAACATGCGAGTGTCGAACCCGCGACACACGACATAATCGCCGTACTTGTCCTCGCATGCGACCTGCATCATCGTGCAGTACGGAAATACGCCGTTGGTCTGAAGATCATCAAAACCACCGCGCATTGCATTGAACGGCGTTGGTATTTTGAAGTCAGGGGTAGGTCTTCGTATTTTACGAAACATTCTTCACCTAGTTCGGGGTCAACCAACCACCACCACTGTCGGCAAGCCCAGCAATCATCTTCGTCATGTCCTTCCATTCTGGCGCAACATCTTCGCGCCGTTCAACGAAGGAATACAAACCGATCAACAGTTTGTTCCTCTCGTCGAGCTGGTAAGCCATGAGCGTTCGATTCTGATCTGCGATCGTCTTCCATCCATCGAGACGACGAACCGCAGTTTCCATCATCTGGACAATTGCTCGGTGCTTGTGTTCCGCGAGGGTGTTCGCGTTCTGCATCAACAGCACGGCGTATCGCTCCTTGCCAGACATCAAGGCGGTCAGTGCGGCTTGCAACTGAGTAAGCAATGTATGCCTTTCGCCCATCTCGGTCTTGATGATATCCTGACCAGCAACATACTGACGCTGTATGCTTTCCAGGAACTGCGATTCGATCTGCTGGATCCTTTCATACCTGCGACTTGCCTCTTCGGTGTCCCACTTGGCAAAAATGTCCCTGAGTTGGTAAATCCGATCGACGGAATCGATTGTCCTCTGCCTGATGTCTTGCAACTTGGCGTACAAGTCGGCACTGATCTGCATGCCGTACTTGATGTTCGCATCCTTTGCAGCGAAAACTGCCTGCTTCCCAGCTAGAACGCGATTGGTCGCCTCGCTTCGCAATCCGTAAACACTGCTAACCAGCGAAGCCTTGAAGCGGATGACGTCCTGCTGAGCAGCATGCCTTCGCTCCACGATCTCAAGCTTCCTCGTTCGGATATCCAATTGCTTGCTGTACAGCAAGTTTTCGTTCTCGAGCTTCTCGCGGTTGAGCCTGTCGTTGAGCAACTGGATTTGCTCATCCTTATCTCTGTCGCTGCGAGCTGTAACATCCACTGGTATCGTGGACATAGACAATCCTCGAGAGACCAGCATCTGCATTTGCGAGGACAAGCTTGAAGCGAATTGCTCGTTGATCCTAGCCAGTTCCGTCTGCCCGAGATTGGTAAGAAACGCACGAGTCACCGGAGCGTGAGCATCGTAATCACTCTGCATCAACTCAAGTACAGCATCGTAATTACCGGAGTACCCAGAAAGAGCACTTCCGGACTCCAGGATATACTGGTCGAGATCGTTAGCGACCTGATCGTAATCTGCCTCGATCGAAGTAAGTATGTCTTCAACATCGCTTGTGTACTCACTTACATTGACTTCCACTTTTGCCAATTGAGCAGCGAGGTCTTCGGCATGCGCCGTGTAATTGTTAGAAAGCGTGACGAACTGAGCGCTGTATTCGGCAATATGCCCATCAAGCACTCCATCGAGCGACGATATCTTCGAAAGCACTTCGCCAAGATATGAGGCAAAGTTTTGATCTAACTCCGCGAGCTTGCTGTCGTAGTCGCTCACGTAGGTTGTTAAAGCAGAATCCTGCTTGGTAAACAAAGCCTTGATCACCGTAGCATTGTTCGCTGCATTCGTCTCGAGATCTCCAAGGCGAAGCATCATCTGATCCAGCGCATCCTTTGCGTTTTCCGCATCGATAATAATCTGCGTCTGGTTGTCGAGAATCATCGCCTCAACTTCGGTCATGTACTCATCGAGGTCAGTGAGGAAGACGCCGGACTGAGCGTTTTGCTCTTCTACCTGAGCATCGAACTGCAAGTGCGATGAATCAATCAACGATGTATAGTTGGCAAGAACCTCGGTATACCTCTGTTGATTGGCAGTCCTAGCCTCATTCGCAGCAACCGTGTAGGTGTTGCAAAGAGCCAGCAAAGCCAATTGAGGCTGCAAGCTATCCTTTCTGACGGAGAAGTAATTTGTCGGCGGTACTGTGGTTTTGTCCTGCCGAATGCCAGTAATCTCAAAGCCTTGAGCCACAAGCCAACCCATGACATTTTCTGGAAGGTCAGAAATAGTCTGCGTTGTCCACCACAAGCCCGAAGTCATCGGGTTCGGAACAGAACCAAGCTCAATTGGATTCTGCCCAGGAGCTATCTTCGGTACGTTTGTAATGCTATTGAGTTCTGCCATTTACTCGCCCCTTCGCTACGCTGTAGCAGCACGCGCCGTCATTTCAAAAACCGTCCACGTGTTTACTGCTGAACAGAAACATCTAACACCCTTGTTCGCCGGAATCACAACCGCAGCGTTTGCTGAAAGTCCGTTAATCGTTCCGCTTGTTGCCGGATACAGCTTTGCAGATGTAGATACGCTATTGTTGATAACCTCCATGATATCGCCAGCAGCACCAGTCGGGAGTTTTACGCCCTTTACCGCATCGTCGGATGTTACAAAAGTGATGTTGGTTTCTGCCAATGCAGCAGCATTCAGATAAGTGCTTCCGGTCGCCGCTGTTGGCGTTGCATTAACACTCGCGTATGGAGTCCACGAGCCATCCCCTCGAAGAAACTGCCTTGTGTTGCCGCTTAGCTTTGGAAGCAAACCATGGTAGTACGATGTTGCATTCAGATCGGTGTTGTCGTCTGGCGGCGAAAAATCATCAATCTTGATCGCCTTGGCGTCCAGCTCGAATCGAGTGTCCCAAAGTTCTGCAATGCTGATCTTTAACGGCGAACCAGCCCTGACTAAATAGAACGTGTCTGTATCTGCCGCCGAAACAGCGCCAGTTAGACCAGTGACGTATGTTGCGAATTGCACCCAGAAATGCGATCGCAAATTTGCAAGCGTCACTTTTTTGTTTGTGCCGCCATCATCGACAAGAAAAAAATCATCGTTGGATAGACTAGCATCATCGAGCGACGAGATATCCACATCGCCAGCAACCACACCACTGATGTACGTTGCGAGCGCATCAACATCGAGCCTGTAGCTTGAAGAAGACCTTCGCATCCAAAGGTCATCACCAGTTTGAACTGCTGGAGTCGCATCGCCCTTGCCCCACAACTCCGATTCCACATAGGACGCAATGTTTGCACCAGTTATCTTCTTTGGCGTTGTGCCCTCGATCACGTAAAACGTGTCCGCGTCTTCCAGGGTGGTCAGTTCGGTGAGACCAGCGACATACGGTCGGTAATCTGCATACACCTTCGCTTCAAGATCTGCGAGCGTCGACTGCTTGGCTGTAGTTCCATCCCCAACCAAGAAGATTGAACCGGGAGCCAAGGTAGCCGCAGTTAAACCAGTAAGATCAAGCACCGTCGCTTGAATACCTGTCAGTGCGAATGTCTTGAGTTGATCGACCGTCACACTGTAGGTTGTTCCGCTCCTGCCTATGACGATCTTGTCTCCGGTGGCAACATCATCCGCCGTTGCTGACCAGCCAGAAGCGATGACATAAGACGCCAAGAGACCCACATCAAGCTTGTACTGAGTCCCCGACCGGAATATCAGGAAGTTGTCGCCGGCAACTGTCGCAACCGCACTTGCCGCACTGTTCTGAGTTCCAACAACGTAGGATGCAATGTTCGCACCTGTCGCAGTCCTGCCCGTACCGCTTCGCTCGAGCAAGAACACATCAGTCGCGTTCGCAGCAGCACCTAGCGCGGAATACGAGTCCCAAGCCGCAGACACGATGTCAGCCCCAGCCTTTGACTGAACGTACGTTGCAATCGTGCTCGCTGTCACCTTGCTGGCAACCCCACTGTCGCTTGCGTAGAACGTATCGCCATCAGCGAGCGTTGCGATCGACGGAAGACCCGCTACATACGCCAAGAACTGCGAATGCACCCGAGCAGCGATCTCCGCAAACGTCGACTTTTTCGCAGTCGCAGACTGAGACACGACAAACAAGTCGGAGTCGGCAAGGGTTGCTGCCGTAAGTCCTGCAATCTCTGCTCCAAGCGTGGCAACTGTGGAGTTCAAGAAAGTCTTTACGTTATCAATGTCGATCTGCTTCAGGATCCCGCCGTCGTTGAACACCAGCTTGTCGCCAGAGACGATCGTACTGCTTGTCCCCAGAGCCTCGAGCTTGTCGACCACCCAGTTGAAGAAGTTCTGCGCAGTCAGGATCTTTTCAACGTCAGCCTGGAATACGCTAATCTCATCGGAGTCGTTGAGAGTTGTAACCACCGCAGCTTGATGCAACTGGTCGATCGCGAAAGCCGCGAGAAGCGTAGCAGTAGCATGCGCCGAGGTTGTTCCGGAAATCAACGGAAACTTTTCCGGCCCAGTCAACGAATCGACAGCCAGTCCAGTAACCCAGTCGGAAAACGATACGTCAGCCACGATTTACCTCCACGCCCCTGAGGGCTCTATTACTGCATTTGCGCCTTCCCAAGCCCAACTGCCACTCGCAGCCGAAATCAGCAAGACCATGTATTTCCCTCTTGCGCGAGGATAGCATCGGTGGCTTATACCAGCACTCCAAGTCCCGCTGCTGTGAACATTGGTCGGAGTGCTTCCCGACATAATCGATTCGATCGCAGCTTTTGCGTTTATGCTGACCTGCTCCGCTGTGTCCGCCACCAAGACACGCCAAGTGACACTCACGCTCCCAGTGCCAGTTATGCCGTGCAACTGAATCAATCGCCCGTAGGTATTGCCATCACCAAGCCTCACCGGCCCTAACGCAACATGCGATCCAGCGTAGCCAACCTTCATCGGCCAGAACGCTTGCCTTTCGGTATCGAACATCCAAGAGACATACGCCGAAGGGATATGCACTCGAACCGATCTGGAATCGTGGTCATACTCAAGAACTGTGTTGACGTCCGTAACGCCAGTAAGGTGCTCGGGGATCACATCCTCGGACAACGCCTGCAAACCCTCACCCGACGCGGAAACTGTGTAGAGTCCCCTGGCGGAAAGGAAGTAGTATCGATCGAGATGATCACGGCACCAAGCCTTCGCACCGACCATCCCAACATCTCGAGTGATGTTCCTCAACGTCCCGCTCTCTGCCGGATCGCCTTGAACTACCCAAAGCGAATCGCTCGTCGCAGCCAGAAGGTAAGCATCCTTGTGCGGAATCAACGCCACGATGTCAGTCCCAATCTCACCAGCTTCAGACAACTGGATCACAAAAGGACGCATGAAATCGCTAACATCGGAACTGAGCGACCAGTCGGAATACCTGCTTTGCCGGCTTGCAAAAATCACTCTTCCGGATGGGCGAACGAATCGATCGCGGTAAACGCATTGAGCTGCATGGCTCGCCGGAGCATTCGCACCGGGATCCACGTAGACAACTCCACCGCTGTGAACCGCAGCCACTCCCGAACTGGCGATAATGTAATTGCCATTGTTGTCGGTGATGCGATCTCCGTTATTGTTCACCAAGTAGCGATCTTGAGTGGCAGCAACCGTCGACGCGGCAGTCGGTGTCCACGACCCACCACGCAGTCGACCGCGGAAGTCCTCGGCACGACAATTTACCGCCCAAGGACTAGAATACTGCCCCCTCCTGTTCGCTTCCTGCCGGAAGGACAGGCGACGACCAACGCCTGAGGGAAACAGTATTTCTTTGGTTGTAGCCATGTCATCGCTTAAGCATCAGGAACCGCAAGTTGGCCGGGAGTCCCGTTCGCGGAAATTGTAAATCCCTTCCAGTTAGTTGGCGACTCGCAAATCAAGATCGCCATTACACTAGCGGAAATCGCGGACTCAAAACCAGTGCCAGTAACACCATTGATGGCAATCGATGCCGGAGCCGTTGTACGCAATTCGCCACCAGTGGCAGCGCCTGCGATGATAACGATCTTCCCTGGATCCGGATCGGGAAGGATAAGGATGTTATTCGCATTCCCCCAAGTAGGGATGACGATTTGAATGAGCCGCTCGTTAGGAATTCTCACTCCATCAGACGAGGCAATCAATCGCACGGTGCCAGGGCCGTTGTCAGTAAAAGCCCTGAGTAAATCATTCAGAATGTTGTGACCAGCCGACATAGCTTCTCTCTCTATTCAATAGGAACCAAATCAATCTTTCATCGTAACGCCGACTTGTCCTGCAACATCGCCGGTGATTTTCAAAAACCGCGAACCGACCAACGCTGAAGGAATCGGATACGACTGACCAGCAACCACGGTTGTTGTCACAGCAGTGTTCGATTCGTTTCGAGCCGGAAGGTACACGCCGTCACTTTCTAGGCTCGCATGCCAAGTAAGCGTAGCCAATGTCGAACCAACAGGAACGTAAACCCTGCCAGTTTCAAAGTCGCCAAAAGGGATTGTTCCGCTGTTGGCAACCGTTGTTCCAACCAACACGCTTGGAATCGAAGTGCTATATCGTGCCGTTGTCACAGTGGATCCCCTTCAATCGTAAGTCTACCGATGCGTTGTTCCCGACTCCTGTAATCATAGTCGAAAACTCCAAATTTACCATTCACCCCTTTAGGGGCATCAGGCCCAAGGCTCGTCGCGCTCGATCGATCCTGGTCGTTTCTGATCGCCAATGCAATCTGCTCCTGAAACCGCTTTTCGTGAACGTGCTCTCGCTCTTCGTAGTTGTGCTCAGCAGCCGCCAAGCACGCCTCAAGGATCGCTTGGCTTAGCATTTCCCCGCCAATAGGGTAAGGGTTGGCATCGCTCAGGTCTACCGGACGCAAGATCATTGGCACCCGAAGAACGTACGCAGCGTCTGGGGCTGGGTAAAAAGCGAGCGATTTCCTGCTTCCGACTGTCGGATCGAACCTGTCAGTCCTGACCGAATAGAAACTCGGTCGGCTAAACTGCGGGTTGCTCGCCTCGAGTTTGCGGATAGCCGAATCATGCCTTTGACTGACCGATGGATACCACTGATCAGGCCCAGGGTAAAACACCAAGTCACTGTCATTTGCGATCGAATCGAACGCAACATCCATCGGAATGTCCGTCCTGGCAAGTTGGTACGTGGAAGCAGTCGCGACCGTTACAGTGGTGTCGTCGAGGGTAATCTGCGAACTTCCGTTTCGCACTGCCACCGAGTAATACTTGTTTTTGACCATCAAAATTCCATTTGACGCCCAGGATGGAAACGACCCGCCGACAATGGTAACGACGCCTGCCGCGATCGTCACAGTTCCAGTCGAGTAAGGTGCTGTCGTCGTGACATCAACCAAAGGACGGAAAAACGACCACTCATGCGCAGAATAGACCCGTCGCAATCCATCGCTGATGCAGTAACCGATTCTTGTCATCTGATCCGAGGAGAACGAAGCACCCGCCTCCGCGCCGAACAGGTAGTGCCCAACCCTGCTGACAAGCGACGAATAACTCACCGGCCCACTGACTGAACTGGAGCGAGCCGCAAAGTCGAGCTCGAAGTGATATGTCGCGCCATCGTAGACGAATTCCACGTACGCTGTGTAATCCACTCCAACAACATCACTGAACTCGTACTGGTACGTGCCAGTGGAAACAAGAGTCATCGCAGTGCCATCAGGCACAACAGTGGCGTTCGTGTCGTTTCTCTTAACGCCGAAGGTTCCAGTAGGATCCGAAAGCAATGCAGAGGTGACATTCACTGGAACGCCATCGACCTTGAAAACCTTGCGAATGATTCGAGACATGTTTTAATCCAGTGTTATGCTTCTGTCTTCAACTGTGATATTCGTTACGCCTCCAGCTCCACCTCCGCTAGTCCACGCTGCATCCCCGCGATCTCGGATTGCTTCAAGCGAATCAGTCGTGTGGACAAATGCTCCACCAACATCTGATGGCGTCGTAATGCTTCCATCCTTTCGCATCAAAGCTCGGAGGAAACCAAGGATCGTATTAACCCCAGTCCCTGTGAAAGCTCCAATGCGAGCCAATACGGAGGTAACGGAGCTGACCAACGCGCTCGTATCGTCCTTGATTACCTGGACAGTCGCATCGAGTTGTGTGACCGTAGCCTCTTTTGCCAGTACGGCCGACGCTTCGATTTGTACGAGCGTGGGTTTACCATCAACGCTCGTCTGACTTGCCCGAGCTGCGACAGTAGCCTCTTTTGCCAGTACGGCCGACGCTTCGATCTGTGCCAGTGTAGGACGATTGCCGACGGTCGATTCTTTTGCCAGTACGGCCGACGCTTCGATTTGTACGAGCGTGGGTTTACCATCAACACTTGCCTGACTTGCCCGCGTGCCAACGGTGGCTTCCTTGGCAAGTACGGTTGATGCTTCGATCTGTGCTAGGGTTGGCTTGCCATCAACGCTTGTTTGGCTCGCCCGAGCTGCGACAGTCGATTCGTTGGCTACCGACGCGGGGAAAGTCACCGCAGCCGCAGCGTTAGCAGTTTGTCCACCGATTTGCACGACATTCGCTTTTCGACTTCGGTTCTCAAGCGAAAACATGCGAACAAACACGCGAGCCATGTCATTGCCGTCCACAGTCCCCGCCGTGAACATGACATCGTAATCCTCGCCGGCGACATAGAACGTAGGGTCGGCTGAAGTATCGATCGCGACAAAAACCACACCCGCCCTTCCATCATAATCAACCGTTACAGTTATCCCCGATGTAGATTCTACCGTTGAGTTTTTGTAAACACAGAACGTAGGGGCGACCGTCGGAGTTGTTGGAATAAACGATGTAGAAAACATGTTGAAACGAAACCGCACAACCACCCCTGGCGTAAAATCTCCGATGTATTTGTTGCTCATCTGACTATCCTATCAGTGGATGCTCAATGGGATTGAATACACCGCCGCCACCGCTGATGCCATACACTGGCGATTCGACTAGCGATAGCATTATCGAGCGATACAGCGCCGAGGTTGCTACAGTGATATTTGTAGACGTCCAAATCGTCGTTCTCGTAGCCTGGAAGCAAACTTGTGATACGAAGTTCGCCGAATCAGTTGCTGATTGTTCAACGGTCAAACCTGATGGTGCTGTCAAGGTGTTTCC